TGCCACTCGTACGGTGTGCTTTGGTATACGTAATAGTTCTACCAGTTTCAACATAAAATTACCCACGAAGCCGCTTATTTACTGGATTTCTTTTTGGAATTGGTGTGTAAGTTACACACTATTTACACACTAACATACTTTCAATCCAAAATCTATTACATTATTCCTATCATTTTCAACGATACGTTCAATGTCATTTGCAGATTTTTCTTCTGTTACGTGCGTATATAAATCCATTGTCATTTTAAGTGTTGCATGACCTAAATATGATTGAACAACTTTCGGCTGTATTCCAACTTCAAAACATCGTGTAGCAAATGTATGTCGGAATGTATGCCCACTAAAAACCGGAAATTCATCTGCAAATTCTCTTGTAAGATTAATCTGCTCAACAATTCTTTTAATTGAAGCAGAATAAATTTGAGAATTTATCGGTGTATTAAATTTAGTAACAAATAAAAAATCATTCTGCTGTTTAGGCCGTTTCTTACTGACAACATCTTTTAATGCAAATTGCTTTTCAAGATATTTGCGGCATTTGCGATTTATAGGAACTTTTCTATAACTCTGTTTCGTTTTTGGCGGTTCGATATGAAATGTTTTGCACTCATCGTCAAGATATTTTTGATACACCAATGTTTTATTAACATTTATGTACCCATTTTCAAAATCAATATCTTCCTTTGTGAGTGCGAATAACTCTCCCGGTCGCAATCCGGTATTGACGGCAACGTTGTATAAATTGTCATAAAAAGTGCCGGCACAAACTTCAAAAAACATATCTTGCTGTTGAAGTGTTAATGCTTTTGCATTAATCTCTTTATTTGCTCTTAACTTAACGCCCTTTGCCGGATTCCTTATCATCAACTCATCTTCCATTGCCCTGCCAAACATATCAGACAAAATGACTTTGATTTTGTTTTGACGTTCATATTTATATCCGTTGTCACTGGCAGTATCAATAAGTTGCTGTATATCCGACTTAACAAACGAATTTATCTTGCCATTTCCCAAAAAAGGTGATATATTTTTATTGTAAATGTGAGTGTATTCCCTAAGCGTGTTGGGGCGTACACTTTTCTTTTTATATAATTCTACCCATTTTTTAAACCACTCATCAAGAGTAATTTCATTACGGATACTGAATAGATTTTCGTTGTCAGCAATTGCAATAGCAAGTTCTTTGCGTAAATCAGATAACTTGCGATTGTAAATCGTCTTTACATTTCCGAATCTATCTTTGTACCGACCTTGATATGCTCCATTTTTACGCTGAGTAATTCCTGCTCCCAATTCTTTGCCTTTTAAATCTTTTCCCATGTATATAGCTCCTTTCAAAAAAGAAGCCGTGGCATAACAATCACATATTACTACATCACGGCTCATATTTCAACGTATGATTATATTTCTCTTGTTTTATCAATAAATTTTTCAAATTCCCTACGTTTAACAAGGCATTTCCCTTTGCCTACAAAAAAAGCAAACGTACAGCCGGGTTGATTCAGTAATTCTCTAATTTTATTAAGCCCAATGTTGCTATATTCTGCTGTTTCTTCAACCGTCAACAATGCTTTCTCCCAAATTGGGATTGTTTTATTCATGTTATCAGTCCTTTCTATTTTGTTTTTTATGTCAACTATGCGGCGAGAAACTGTGGCTTTTGATAATAATATTTTTTGACTTATCTGTTCCAAGCTCTTGCCGCAAGCTAACATTTTAAATATTTGCATTTCCTCTTCTGTAAAGTTGGCATTTTCGATAATTTTTTCAAGTTCCGGCTTAGTTAATTCCGAAAAATTCATAAGCCGTTTCCTTTCAATTATTTGTTTTTGCGCTCCGGGCATTTACCAGTATGGTTTTTACAACCGTAAATTGCCGCGCCTTGCTTATTTGTGCCTAAATAAAACTTATGCTTGCATTTATCACAGCCTTTGTCAGTTGCGCTATTTATGTTCATTTTTAGCACCTCGATTCCATTTAAAAACCATGTTATTGTCCTGTCGCCAGTATGTATTATCATGTGGGCTTTTTAATCCATTTTCACGGCATTTATCCCAACACGATTGACACAACTGCCCCGTTTCGCGGTCTATAGGATTTCCACAGTGATAGCACAGATTATTAGCTTTGCGATACTCTTTTATATCTATTTTGTCGTAATATTGCTTTCTATGCACTTGAGCGTCCTTTTTCAAGCACATTGCACATTTGGCTTTAGGCTTTGCCGCTGGACGTTTACCACAACGAGTACAAATGCCTTGTTCTTTTCGTTGTTGGTACAGCGCCCGCTGCTGTTTTTTGAATCTCTCATTGTATTGTTTTTGTTTTTCATCGGATATGGGATTGTTTGCACGGTATATAGCTTTTCTCGCTAAACATTCCGGGCAAATATGTTCATCGCCAAAAAGTTTGTTTTTTTTGCATTGCGGACAAATTTTGTATTCTTTGCACCACTCGCGAAATTCTTTTTCACGTTCGTTATTTTTCTTTAAACAATCCGAACAGTAGTAACCAGTTCTGTCAAGCGGCTTTCCGCAACGTGGACATAATCCATTTTCTTTGCGTCTTATGTAACAATTGTGACTAATTTCTTTTTGCGTTAATGCCATTTTTTATTTCCTCAAACTATCCTTTAAAGCTTCAAATTCTTTCGGCGGTTCTGAATATGCTTCTACGTCTTCTGTATCGCTCATAGACGGCTTATTCTTGTCCGAAAGAAAATTTGTATTATTTTGGTATTTTTGCTCGATTTGAGCCTTTAGTGAATTTTGATTTGCTTTTTCGATAAGTTTCTGAATTTCTGCCGGCACTCTTTTAATTTCTTCCGCCTGGCTTGTAACGCTTCTGTAAGTTTTGATAAAATTGGACTGTATTACGGTTTCAATCGCTTTGTAATCGGACGTTGCCCAATTTCTTAGATTGTCGGGATTCCCAACAGCTTCTTGAACGGTCGGCGGAAGCCTTGAAAACTCCTCAACTGCACCATATGTACCATTCCGCAATGCTTTACTCACTAAACTCCACGCTTCCATTTCATTCAATTCCTGCGGCTGTGAAATCATTTGTATTTTTGCTATCAGTTCTCCTATACTCGGCGCAAATCCGCTTGTATCCGATGTTACGTAAGCTTTTAACGCAACCGAAATTTGATTGTAGTTGTAATCCTCTAACATCATGCACCACACGTCAACCGTTTCTGAAATATTGTTCGGCTTATAATTTGGATAGCTGTCGCACATAATCCGAATGATTTTGACTGTTTCTTCTCTTGTCAATCATTGCCACCTGCCTTATACATTGTCCCAATCAATAGTACCCTTGCTGAAATTTTTATTAGGTACTATATTTTGGTTCAAATAATTTTCAAATTTTGTTCCGAACAAGGTTTCCGGTCGCAAATATTTTTCCATATCCGTACCCAACCATTCGCCCGCCTTTTTGTCTATTACCTCGTAAAAATCAGATTCTTTATACCCGTCTTCTATCCTTGCGTGTATATGCCGTTTTGTTGCCTGTGTATTGTATCTGTATTTAGTATTACACCTCTTATTCAAGTAGTCGATAACATTCATATACACCGCATTGTTTTCCTTTTCATTTGCATTGTCGGGCAAATTGGTATCAGATGTTTCTTCAATGCTGTGGTCTAATAATGGTGTGCCACTTCTGATTGAATCAATAATATCATTAACGTATTTTCTGAATTTTTCAGATTTAATCCGTTTTGCCGCACTCAATACTCCTGCAAGAACTTTTTCCGATTTATTCCAATTGTATTTGTACCACCGCAATATCAGTATCTCTTTCGTATTTGAATCGTATTTTATAACATTGTGTACTTTGTCGAACCGCTCAAGAAGCCTTACGATAGTGTCTTTGCTATAGCCTGTATGCCTTGCCATTTGCGAAAAATTCACTTCGTAGCACCCGCAGATATTTGTCTGTGGATTAGTTAAAATGTACATGTAAAAATACTTGTCTTCCGGTGTAAAATCATCTTCAACTTTGCTATCCGTCCAAAATGCCAATTGGACATTTCGATATATTGCCATATTATCGCCCCTTATCTGTTATTCAAGTTCCGTTGCTTTGTTACTTTACTAAATCATTAATATTGATTCTAAATCCGTCAAATGTCTTGCCACCGCTTCGGTTATATTCTGCGGTATCAAAAAACATCAAATTTCCCTCTCTGTCTGTTGCCATACTTACGCCGTTCCGTGTAAGGCTGGATTTTAACAGGTCAAGTAAGATTTGTATTTCGTGTTTTGTATCATCTGTCATAATCGGCTTTCCTTTCTTAAATAATCCATGTAGCCTATAGACTGTTCAAGTACATACACTGATATAGCATTTGTAAGCCTATCTAAAAGCTCTTTACTGCCTTTGTTTAAGTTGTAAGTATTTCTTACAACTTCACCAATCTGTGTGTACTGTGCTTTGCCTTGGCTATTTATGTATTGCGTTAAATCCATAACAGATTTATTTTTAATCTGTTTTCCTAAAAAATCAGTTATTTCAAACTGTCCATTTTTTGTCATGTCATGCCCTTTCCTATCACTCAAATGCCCAGCATATCAGTGATATAGCCGCAACTACAAGTAGAAATGTAATAATCTGATGAAAATATACGGAAATCATCAATTTGCAAATCACAAATGTTCCTGCGGCAAACATTATTACGACTAAACCTCTTACGATTCCTTTTATTATGCTTTTGATTTTCATTTGCATTAATCCTCTCCAATTGGTGTGTCTGATTTCATCAAAATTTCTACAATCTCCTGTATTAAGTAGAATCTGCTCATGCGCCGATGACAGCCGTCACACTTGTCTTTCGGGCATTTGTATGTGTGTTTGTAAGCTCTGCACTGGTTATCTTTCAACTGAATCACCTACTTTCAAGCATATCTGCCTTGATTAGCTCATAAATAATATCAAGATATGTCCTGTGGTCTCTGTATCGGCAATTTGCGTCTTTGTGTATTCTTGGGTCATTATCTTTCCAATCATTAACATCGAAAATCGCACTGCTCACAAAAAGCATTTTGCACCCCCTTGAAACGCAAAGATAATAACAACCGTTCTTTCCATATTCGCCCTTACATTTCTTAAATCCGAATTTTTCAAATTCTTTGGCTTTAACTTTCGGAATTAGCATTGTTTTCACCCACTTTCAATAAATCCATAAATTTCTTATACTGTTTCTGTGACACCTTGTTATATCTCTTATCTTCTCTGATTTCGATTTTAAGGTGTTTTTCTGCAATGCGTGACAGTTCCTTTGCAAGATTCTTTCTGCCCTGCTGTATGCCCTGTAAATAGCCTTTAGGTGCTTTTCTCTCGCCTATTGACCCACTATCACGATTTTCACCCTGTCCGCCAATACTAACATTCCTAAGCTGATAACCATTATCAGCATACAGCTTGATATAATACTTCTCTTTCTCGTCAAGCTGGCTTTCGGGAAAATTCAGAAATTCAACTCGCCAACCATACGGATTATCCTCTGAATATAGCTTATGTTTGCGTAGGCTCAAATCTATGTGCTGTTCATAGCCTACAAGGTGGCTTGCCAATCTCTGTAATACCGACTTAGCCTGTCCGACATAAGCAAACTTAAAGCCGTTTTCATCTTCTCGGAGTAGAAAATATATTCCGCTTTTGTCATTCAGATTTGGGTTCAGCTTCAACAGTCGCTTTTTGTTTTCCTGTTCAATTGCCTTGGCTCTCGCTATGTTCTGATAATTCAATGTTTCCACCTGCCTTTACTATCTCGATTACCTTTTCAAGAGAAATAAGATAATTATTGCTGTTGCCACTTCCATACAGTTTTACAGAAGAGTCCATTTTTAACTGCTCTACAACCTTATCCACATCGTAGGTTGGCTGTTCTGTGATTTCTTTTATAACTTCCTGTATCATTGAACAACTGCCACCATAAAAACTATCAAAATCTGTTTCGTGATACTTTGCGTCTGCCTCATCATAAATTTCGTTAAGTTTTAATAGTAGCTCATCTGCATCAATCAGTCTCATTCTTCATCACTCCAATCTAATTTCTGACCGCAATGATAACACCACTTTGCAATATTTGTTCCGGTAATTCCCAATTCACAAGTCGGGCAATAATATGTATTAACATACCTAACCACTTGTTTTTCACTCTTAATAGGCTTCTTTGGTATCTGCTTTTCAAGTGCCTGTATTGCCACATCTAAAGCCTCGGCTCTTTTTTGCGGAATAATACCGCCTCTAGGTCTTATTTTATGCAATTCCCTAATTGCTTCACTCTCTTCCATATTATTCCTCACTTTCTTCTGACCAATCTAATTTTTGACCGCATTCTTTACAGTAGTTCATTATACAATTTCTGTATAATACTGTTGTTATATTGCAAGACGGACACTTGCAATATATTGTTTCTGAATCAACTCTATTTGTTTTAGGTTTCTTCGGTATCTGCTTTTCTCTCGCTGTCCGGCACTCTTCCAAAGTCCCAATCTTGCGATATTGACGCCAATCGCTTAATGCTTCAAAATAATTGCTTTTCATATCCTGTAATTCTTCCGGCGTGCCGATTGCACGGTACTGTTGTACTTTTTCAAGTGCCTGTATTGCAAGACCAAGCGCTTCTGCAAAAATTGAACACTCTGGATGATGTACTATCTCTGCTTTCAAGATTGTGTTTGCTTCATTCTCTTTCATACTCACACCTCTTTAATTAAATGGTAATCCCTCGTCTTCCACTCCGTCTGGGATACTCATAAATCCATTGCTGTCAACATTACTGTTCGGCTGAATTATGCCGCTACTCTGCTGATTCTGCTTGCTTTCGCAGAACTCCTGTTCTTCAACAACTACATCAGTCGTGTAAACTCTCTGACCGTCTTTGTTCGTATAACTTCCAGTCTGAATCCTGCCGCTGATTGCAATTTTTATTCCCTTAAAGAAATATTTTTCGGCAAATTCTCCCGATTTTCCAAACGCAATGCAATTAATAAAATCTGCATTCTGCTCGCCCTCTTTTTTGAATTTACGGTCAACAGCTAATGTGTACCGTGCTACCGCCATATTGCCATTCCCAGTTTGTGAATACCTTACATCGGGGTCACGTACTAACCGACCAACTAAAATTACTTTATTCATAATCCATGTCCTTTCTATTTTGATAAAATTTTAGCAAGTTGATTTAATAATTCTTGAAGTTCTTTAGTTTCAGCTTTTTTCTCTGTTTTCGGTTCTACAAACGCTTCTTTATAAGCCATGTCAAGCAGTTCTTTAGCGCACTTTTCGTCCGTCTTTGCAGTTATATCCTTATTCAAACTGTAAATAATAATCCCTAAGTCTGCCATAAGTTCAACAATGTTGCCTTTTACAATTACTACTCCATGTTCAGTTTTAATCATATTTCTAATCCTCGCTTTCTGTTTTTAACCATTCAACAATCTTTGGCACGCAAATATCTTCTGTACCATCGCAGCTGTCGCAGTCATCGCCGCACACAACACAGTCTGCGCAATGTTCAGACACATCGTAAATGTATTTTGCCAATTCTTCATCCGACATATTCCTTATCCTGTCGGCATTGGTTGTTGTGAATTTAGATGAAGTAATCTCCATCGTCACATCCGTAATAAGTCCATCTCCATAACCATCTAGCTTTACAGATTCAATACTGCCAGCAAAAATGCCATTTAAAGATAAGTCTAACATTCTCGGTTTTCCTGTAACGCCATATCTATTTTCCTTTGTATCAAGAATTTTTATCAAATCACTAACTGTTACAATTTTCACTTCTCAATACTCCTTTCTAATTTCTAACAAATCTGTATAAATCTCAATAAATTCCCTATAACAAGCAATTACATTGTATACTCCATTACTATGTCCCTCTGCGTAGGCATAACTCCATATTTTGGAACTTTCCTTAACAGATATATCGTTATCCTTTGCTAACAATTCGATAATTCTTTTCCTAAGTGCATTATCAATCGTATTTTTACAATTATTTAATTCCTTTACCTTATCCTCGTATGCGCTTCTTAATCGCTGTACTTCTTCCCTATTCCATTTAACAGACTTGTCCTCATCTATAATGTCTGTTCTTTTGGGATACGGATATATTTCCCTATTAGGGTGGCAAGTGTATTTCGATATAAATTCACTGTAATAGTCTACAAGAACATTAAGCTCTTTTTCTTTCTTAATTTTAGACACTGCCATTTTAACATTTGTCTCATCAACTTCTAAAAACATAATATCAACTCCTCTAAACTGAACACACATTTTTAATATCCGTCAGCTTCTTTCATAACCTGTTCAAATTCTTCATCAGAAATGCCATATATTTCAATATAGTCATAATGTGGTGCGAATAAAACTTCTATACCGTCCTCTTCATAAATAGTAAATCTGAAGTCTCCCACAAGCTACTGAGTATTAAACATCTGTATTCCATCTTTGAATTGATTTTTTAAAAATTTAATCAGATTTTCAATTCTCAAAACGGACATTCATCTCCTTTCCTTAAAATCCAACTCTTGCCCTGTTCCGCAACATCCACATTCGCCCCATTTACAGCGTTTTTCATCTTGGCAATAAAACTATCCTTATCAGCATTTTCACTTGATAAATGGCACATTATGACATTCTGCAAGCTGTCTGAATCGTTAGCCTTGACAAAATCGCAAGCGGTATCAATGCTTAAATGACCTCTGAAAACGTGATTAGCTTTGCCTGTGTTATCCCTGTCGATTAAATCCTTGTCATAATTCACACCTAAGAGAATGTGGTTTATGTCTTTAAACTTCCACTTGATTAATTCACAATCGGTTATGTAAAGCATTCTCCCCATTTCCTTGTGAATAATCAGAAAGCCGTATATCGAGCAAGGTTCGCCATTTGCGTCTGTATGTGTCCAGCTTCCGTCTATTGTTGTTAAATCAAAATGCTTTACTGCAAATCCGCCCATATTCGCTGATTTACAGCCATTGCCTAAATATGGAGCAAATATCGGTATTCCCATAGCTTGAAAATCGTTTAATGACTTGCTATGGTCAAGGTGTTTATGGGTGCATAACACACCCACAACATCTTTAATGTTCCAATTCAAGCCTTTTTTAATCTCCTTAATCGGTATTCCACAATCAAGGATAAGTGTTTCTCCACTGTCGGAAGTTAGCAGATAGCAATTTCCGGCTGACGATGAGCCTAAGCATTTTAATCTCATACTCACACCTCGATTTCATCATCCTGTGGGAATTGAAAAGCATTCATATCGCAATAGGCGTTATAATGTTTTATCATTTCATCGGTAGCAAATACCTTTTCCATATATTCAGCAGTACCGCTTGCAAGAACTTTCATTACTTCTAATTTCCCATATTTTTCTCTCAACATTTCCATAGCCTTAATTGCCTTTGCTTCGGTGGAATAAGTTGCGATACGGCTGTTCATAAACACTTCTAGCGGTTCTGCGGCATTTTTAACCGCAACAATTCCATAATTTCCACCACTATTTAATATTGAAAAAACAAAATCTTCATAAGGAATATCTGTTTTCCCAGTCTGTGATATTACTCTCATACTCAATCTCCTATTCTGCCTGCATAAATGGCGGTAATGTGCTATCTTCTGCCTGTTTTTCGGTTGCTTCTGTTGTCGTGGTATCAACTACATCAGCCTTATCTTCTATAAACTCAACAGTATTAGCATTTTCGGCAATTTCAGCCTGTGCAACTTGATATACCTCGTCCATTTCAACTTGTGCCTGTCGTGCCATTGGGTCATAGTTCTTAGGGTATTTTCTTGTCGCATTGTTACACATTTTTCTCTGTATCATGCTCTCCGGAGTATCAAGCCAAGCACCGCTTATAAAAGGTCTTGCAAGCTCACATTCAAGCATTTCATCTATTGTCTTGCACGCTCTTAAGGCATTAAGTATCTCGTCTTTCTTAGCCTTAATTTCTGCTTTCTGCTTTGGCGTGGTGTGGTATCTATCCTCACAAATACCAAAAGTTTCATTCATTATGTTTTGCTTAACATGAGCTAAAAGATTTACCTTAACGCTGTCTCTATCAGCAGAAAGATATGTTACTGTTCCGTCTAGCAGCTTAACAGGATATACAACTCTTACCGCTTTATCAGATAATCCGCTTTCTTCCCACTCCGGCTCTGTAACTGTAAGTCCTTTATGCTTAGGCGGTATGTACTTGTCACCCTCTTTAATTACCCAATACGGATATACCTGTTTAACATCTTTTCCATAGTTGGCGAGCAAAGAGTCATAACCTGTACCCTCAATTCCCATTTCAACCTGTTTCTGCCATATATCCTTGTTTGTCTGCGGGTCAGTTCCCACCTTTACATTTCTTAACTGAAAATAGCACTCTCTCGGATATGCACTCGCATTTAATTTAAGGCTTGCACAACGCTTCACAATGCCCCTTAAATTGCTTGTATCAAGATTTCCCATATTAATCTTAGGGTCACTCTTAACAAGATTAAATATGCTTGTCATAGCTTCCATAGCGCACTCTTTTGCGTAATCGTCCATATCCATTCCAACAGCCTTATAATCATTGATAATAAGTCCTGTCATTGTATTGCTCCACTCACTTAAAGAGGTGGTAAACGCTTTCTTTTCCGCAACTGCTGTATTCTCTGCCATAATCTCTATTCCTCTCTTTCTAATAATTCTTTTACATATAAATCTGTATTTTTCGGGTATCGGTTGCAGTTTGAAGTTACCCGCAAAGTATGTTCTGCCAGTTCTTTTGCTTTTAAAATGACTTTTAAATCCGTTTCTGCCATTTACTAGTCCTCTGATTCAAAGATTGAAGAGGAAAAGATACAAGCCGGGCGAACACCGTCGCCGAAGTCACAGACGTTGCTGCCGAAATTGCCGGACGGCGAAACAACGACAACGATTTCTTTACAAGTGCTACATGGTGTACTCCATGGTGTAATAAGCCACCACCAATAATCTGCGTTAGGAATAAATCTTCTGTACTTGCGGTAGTCATCTACGGTCAATAAAGATACTGTGTCTTTGCAGTTTCCATATTCATCTTGACCGTCAAGCGAAAGAAGATTTCGGTTAAATGCAATAATATTTTCTTCTCCTATTTCATCAGTAATCTTTTCAACAAATTCTGTGTTGAGAAAATATCTCAACCGACTTCCAACCCAATTATTTGATTCACTATCAAATTCCATTAAATCCTCTAATCTGTCAGCAAGACACATATAACCTTTATCTGTAATATCAAGGATTGTCCATGTAAGCCCAGCAAGTTTAAATGTATCTCCTGCACTTAACCCGGTAGGAATCTTTCTTGTCTTTTCAACTGCTTTTAAAACAGCAACTTCATTTCTTAATTCATTAATCTGCTCCTGCAAACTTTTCATTGTCAATGTCATAATCATTCTCCTTTCGATACAAAGATATTAGATTTTAAGATACAAAATGGACGAACACCGAGGCAGTCGTCACAAATGAAGTCGCTGACGCGGCCGGACGGCGAAACAACGGTCGTTTCCACTTCATAGCTGTTGGATTTTGTTGACCATGGTGTACAAGTCCACCACCAATAACCGACATTTGGAATCAACTCTCTGTATTTTCGATATTCATCTACTGTCAATAACGAAACTATGTCCTCACACTCACCGTATTCAGTCTGACCATCGAGCGATAATAAATTTCGATTAAACGGAATAATATTTTCTTTGCCGATTTCTCCCGCAATTTTTTCTAAAAACACATTATCAAGATACTCTCTCAAGCCGCTGTCGCTCCAATTATTTGTTTTGTTAGCAAATGACATTGAATCTTCCAGCTTATCAGCAAGACACATATATCCTTTATCTGTAATATCAAGGATTGTCCATGTGAGCCCCGCAAGCCCAAATGTATCTCCTACACTTAACCCGGTAGGAATCTTTCTTGTCTTTTCAACTGCTTTTAAAACAGCAACTTCATTTCTTAATTCATTAATCTGCTCCTGCAAACTTTTCATTGTCAATGTCATAATCATTCTCCTTTCGATACAAAGATATTAGATTTTAAGATACAAAATGGGCGAACACCGCAGTCGTAGCTACAGACGCAGTTGCGGATATTGCCGGACGGCAAAACAACGGTTATACTCCTTGAATATCCCCTTGAACTTGTTGACCATGGTGTACAAGTCCACCACCAATCATCTAAGTCATTATTCACAAGCAAATTGTTATACTTCCTTGCTTCATCAAATGTAAGCGGTCTTACCGCACACTCGCATTTGTCATAAAATTCATTTTGCATATCAACCGATATTAAATCTACGACCGATGTAACAATATTTTCCTCGCCAACCTCGGCTTCAATAATCGGCTGTATATTATTTTCAATATATTTTTTCAAACTGGAATTTTCATAATTCCTTGTATGGGTATCAAACATAACATTCTCTGCCATAAGGTTTTTAGAAATAACACTAGTTGTTCCGGCAAACTGTTCCAGCACAATAAAATCATGCTCGCCAATTTTAAAAACCTCACCAGCTTTCAATGCTGATAACTGTACTTTATTATTATTTTCAGCTTCTTCAAACTGTTTTACAAGTTCCCTTGCCATTTCTAACGCTTTACTACTCATAACTTTATTTCCTCTCTTTTATATCGTTGTAATTTCTAATTTTTCGCTGTCATTCACAATCAGCATAACCAACTGGCTATCAACCATGTCGATTACTTTTTTCTGATTATTAGATGACAGGCTTTCACTATCGTCTAAGAAAATCGGACAATTAATGCCGCTAATTGTCTGAATAGAATTGCAAACATCAACCCTACCTAAAATCCTGTTGCCCTTGTTGCTCATAGTTGTTAAAATGCTCTTTCCGTCAACTGTAGGTATGCAACAACTCTTGTAATTGCCATTCTTGGCATATTCAAACAACTGCCACTTAACTAACCCAAAATGGCTGTTTACTGCTTCTGTCAAGGCTTCATTCTTTGCTCTGTCTAATTCGTCAAGCAAATCAAGGATTTTCTCCGCATTAGCCTTATTCTGTTCAGAATCAAGCCTTGTCTGCTTTAATTCCTCAAGTCGCTGTTCATCTGCGGCAGTATCGGATTTAGCAATCTGATTCTCACAGTCTGCTAACTGCTGTCTTAAATCCGTTTCCTGTACCTTTAATTCTGCCTTAACTGCTGAAATATCGTTAGCCTTGTGCATAGCTTCTTCTTTTTCAGTTATCTTCTGTTCAAGTGCCTTGTATTCCTCTGTGGCTGTCACATCAATTTCCTGTGGAAGTTCTGATAACTGCTTTTTGAGGTCTGCAATGGCTGTATTCAGCATTTCAAGACTTTCTTTATGCTGTGGCAACTCTGACACGAGTTCTGTAAGCACTTTCCTTTCTTTCTTTAATCGTTCACTGTACATATTGCCATTGTCGGTAATTGTCTTTAAGTTATCAGCCTTATGCTTTGCAAAATCAGCTTTTAACTGCTCTTTCTTATCTTCCTTGTATTCATTACCGCAATAAGGACAGATAAGGCTTGTTTCGTCAAACTTACGCTCATTTTCTTCTTTCCACTTATCACGCTCTGCCTGTAAGTAAGCCTTAATGCTCTCAATGGTCTTTTCCGAACTAGCAATACAGCTTTCGGTATCGGCAACAGTCTTTACTGTCTGCCTAACAAGAAACTTCTTGTCAGTAATCTTGACATCAATTTTTCGTCTAGCCTTGATATTCTCCTCGTTAGCCTTGCGTGATAAATCTCCCTGCTTAAACTTCAAATCAAGGATATCTGCACTGGCCTTATCGTATTCAGCTAACAGCTTGTCATTGTCAGTCTGTTTTGCAATGCAACCAGCAATCTGTTCTTTAAGGCTGTTTTTGAGCAATTCAAGGTCAGATGTATCAATATCAGACTTAATCTGTATATCTCTTTCCTTTTCCTTAATCTGTCCGTCAAGGACGGGTAAATCATTTGTAATTTTAGCCTTAGTCGCCTTATTCATGGCAGATAATTCTTCTGTTGTGTATTTCTCTAACAGAGGTACTAACTCTGCTAATTCAGCCTTAGAACGTGCAATGTCAAGGTCTGTCATGTTCTCAACCAATCCGAATAAGTATTCTCTCATTTCAGCAGGTTTCTGATTAAGAAATGCATTAATATTACTACACATCTTAAACACGCTCATATCAACGTCAAGGTATGCGTTAAAGTCCTTGAGTGTCTTTGGAACATCATTAACAAAGTACTTGTTATCGTCTTTGTATGAACTTCCGTCCTTGCTGTAGGTACGCTTCTGCACTTTCTTCATAGTTATTTCTTTTCCGTCAACGTCGAGTGTAAGTTCAACGCTTGTGTCCATATCATCAACGGACTTTCCGCCTACTTCCCGGCGCACAACCGGATTATCTTTTAATTCATAATCGCAGTTAAACATGCACCAGTTGTATGCCGTAGCAATACTGGATTTTCCTTTGCCGTTCATTGCTAAAATTTTTGTTAAATCAAAGAAGTTAAATTCTTCATGCGCATAACACATGAAATTTTCTACGATAATTTTAAACAACTTAATCATCCCATTCCACCTTATCCCTTTCTTTTTCAATTCTTTGGGCTTCAAACTCATTTCCCAAAATTCTGTACATGTCCACCAGTGATATGTACTTGTCCGCTTTTGTTTTGCTCAAAAGCACTTGAACTCTTGTTTCTGTGTCTAAAAGTGCTTCATACCGCTTCTGCGAAATCTTAATCTTCGCCATTTTCGTAATCCCCCTCCTGTAAATTATTGATTGACAATTCGTAGGCTGTCTTGATTTCTTCTGTGCCGTCTTCATACCTTTTCAAATATTCACGGCTTTGTAATCTGCCGGTACAAGAGATTTTTTCACCCACATTCATAAGCCCTGCCTTAACAGCTTTTCTTCCCCATGCCACGCAAGGAATGTAATCTGATTTTCCGTACTTCCGGTTACTTGCTACCAGTAAGTCAGTAATCTTTCTATTCAGCGGCGTTTCACGGAAAATTGGTTCACGACAGATATATCCGTCCAGTTCCGCAAAATTTCCGTCTTTTCCCGGATATTCTGTAACGTCTTTTGCAAAAACAAAGATGTGACAGTGACCGTCATAGTTCATTGTTCGGATTTCTCCGAAAATTTTAACCTGTTCATCTTCCTTAATATTTTTAAGGAAAATTTCTGAAAATGTAACGTTGAGTGTGTCCGGAACGCCACTCGTCCTCACGCTTGTAATTTGTGTTAAATAGAATTTCTCACCATGGCTTTCATGCGATAAAATTGGTTCTTTTGTAACTTTCCCACTGATTTCAATTTTGTTCATTTCTTTGTCCTCTTTTCTTTTAATTATTAAAATCTTCTTTTACAACATTAATTTCGACAAGTCTTTCCCACTTGACAAAATTAAACACTGCCTTAGCTTCCGTTCCGTCTTCCTGTGGTACAAGCACTCTGTTATTAAGTGCTACAATTACCGGCTTGTCGCCTGCAACTCTTAAAAATTGTGCCTGTAATCCGATAGGTGCGACAATGGCGATAATGTCGCAGTCGTTTATTTCTTCCTGCAACTCAAATGCCGATTCGATAGACCGGTCAATCTGCACAATTTCAACATTCCCCAGTGCTGCTAACTGTGGCTCTGTCATTTTGTGTCGAGAAAACCACAGGACCTTTTTAGGCTTCGGATTTTCTTCAAATCTTACAACCTTGCCGTCATTCAAAATGACTGACTGATTTTTCATTTCCTGCATTTCTACGCAATCCTGTACTGTTACCTTTTCTTTGTTCATTTCTTTTTCTCCCTTTTAATCTTTGCAAATTTGTCAATCGTTTTCCGGCTTCCAGTTTCCTTATTAATAAGTTTTAAATAAAACTCTGTTTCTTCAACCAAAAGCCAATGTTCCGCATTTAAGTGGTGTGCAGAACACGTTTCTTTCTGTTGCCTTGTAAGCTTCTTTGGCTGTTTCATTTTTTATCATTTCCGTTACTCCATGAGTAAACCAACGCAAGCCCAATTTCAACGAGGATTGTGAAAATTACTCCTGCCGCAAATGGATTAATATACATTTTCATACCCCTTTCTAAAAACTCATGCACATCTGCGCATTGGAATTTTCAATCTGTTCTGAAAGCACTGTCGGCGGCAAATAGCAATCAATAAAATCATGCACATCTGCAATGTATTTGCGTTTTATACTCTTGTATGTCGAAACACACCCGTATTCGCGCTTCAACTGCCGGTATATGTCCGCAAATACCGAACTCCTCACGCTACTGTCTTTGTATGCGCTGGTGTTCTTGCCGCCAAGCACATCAACTACTTTCCTTTTGATATGCTTCTGTACTTCGTCTATTTCACAGCCGTACAGCGGCATATCATTTTCAAGGGAAGATATTTTATCCTCAACCTTGTCGATTCTTTCATTCAACTTCACATTGCCTTTTGCAATAAGCTGAATTTTTTCCTCATCTGTCATGTTCATGTTGTAGTTTCCCGTCTTTCTGATTGACGGAAGCACCTCTGACGTTACCCAGTCAGTAAATCTCTCTGCACTTGCCTTGCGGCTCTGAAATATTGTTTTGTACAGGTTGGCTTCATTCACGTAAATAAGCTTCTGATTTCCGCCTGCCGTAAGGGTATCCATGTTGCGGATACCCTTTGAAGATAACCGAGATTTAACATTTCCCACGTTAGATATTTCCAATGCCCGGCACACATCAGCCAAACAAAACATTGGCTCGTCATTTACGATTACCGTTCTGACGTTTCCAAATTCTTCTGAATTAAAAACTTTTAAATCCGTTTCTGCCATTTCTTCTCCTTTCTGTGAACTGAAAGACATTAGACGCAACATTTCAAGTATTGACAGTACATTTACTCGTCGTAAATGTTAAGAATGGTATCTGCCATTCTGTCAATTTCGCCCGCAATGCGAATTTTGACATCTACATCATTTGTTTTCTTGCTTTCCTCTGCCAACAACTCTATCTGCTGACAGAGGATTTCTGAAATATGCCTTTTTTTTCTCGTCCACCTATTACTCCTTTCTGTAACTTTTTAAGTTACTTCTTTAGCAAAAAAAATTTCCATTGGATTTGTAATATTCAAATTATCAATCATGATTTGAATTTCATTACTGCCAAATTCTTTTTTGTGCATACGCATGTAAAAAGTTTTTGGGGTAATCCCTATCATTTTTGCCACCTCTGTTTGGGTTTTGCCGTTTTCGGCAATTACTCCACGAAGTTTATTTGTGTCTACCATTTTTTTCACCTCTTTTCAACTTCGTAACTTTTGAAGTTACTCTTATTATACATCTTTTTAGTAACTTGTCAAGTTATTTTTTACTTGACTTGTAACTTTTTTGTGCTATAATTTAAGTTACCAATAGGAAAGGAGGAAAACACCAATGACGATTGGAGATAGGATAAAGCAACAGCGAGAATCAAAAAATATGTCGCAAGTTGAGCTTGCCGAGAAAATAGGTGTTTCAAAACAAACACTTTATAAATACGAAAATAATATTGTAACAAATATTCCAAGTATCAAATTGCAAAGCATAGCTAAAGTTCTCGAAGTTTCTCCAGCATATTTAATGGGTTGGGAAAATGAATTGGCTGATGACACGGCAGATTTGCTTCCCGACTTATTATCCGATAAGGTCTTTTGGGAGAACATCAAGAAGTTAAAACAACTTAATAAAGAACACCAGCAGACTATATTTGATAATATAACCTATTGGTATGAAAAAGAGGGGCATTAAATGCCCCACTTTTTTTTGAAAGAAAGTATTGTTTTATATATAAAATTTAAAAATTGTTCACTGTTGCAGTCCTTTAGTAGTTTGATGATTTCATTTCTGTAAAATTCATTGTTATCTTTTTTGTCCATAATTTACCCTCCGTATTCCCCGACACAAACATAAAGTAGCGATACAAACATTATAGAACAAACGTTTGTTTCCGTCAAGATTGGAGCAAAGGTCGCTGATGTAAATTAAGGTTATGTAATAGGGCGGCGGCGCAATGCCAAATAGCGCAACCGCCCACCGGAACTTGAATCGCCCAATCTTTTGGACAATTTAATTTTACAAAAATTACCAATTTTTCACAAACGATTTAAAACGCAAAAAACGACATTTACTCTAAAATTGCCTACATTTTATGGTATATGCTGTCACTTAATGTCGGATTGCGGTGCGTATAGTGCTAATTTACTATTTATTAATTCGACAAAAAACAGATTATATGTGCTATTATTATTCAAAAAATAAAAAGCAAGGGAGAATTTTTATGAAAAAGAAATTATTATGTTTATTAATGTTAATGCCGGTCCTTTTAGGACTTGCGGCTTGCCAAAATTCAACCGCGGATAATAATACCGCAACCAGCACAGAAGTTGTGGCCGAAACGCAAACGGAAACACAAACAGAGAAAGAAACATTGCTATCAAGGGACAGAATGACATACACTGGAGATATTACATATGATACTCTTGCAAGATACCCGGACAAAAATATTGATAAACCTGTGAAATTTGACGGAAAAGTTATACAGATGATTGGTGCGGTTGATAGCAATTACACCGCTATAAGAATGGCTGTAGATGATGACTACAATCACGCGTTGCTTGTTGTTTATGCAAATGATGTGATTGACGGTAAACTACTTGAAAATGATAGAATTACAATTTATGGTGGTTATGTCGGCCAGTATTCATACACATCTACATTGAATAAACCGATAACAATTCCACAAGTTGAAGCTGTTATGATTGATTTACACGATAACAATTAAAATATCACCGGGAGTATTACGCTCCCGGTATTTTTATGTTTAGGCTAATTCGCAATCGCTGACATTGACTGCCGCAAATACAGAGCCGTTGAAGCTAAGGACTGCTCTATCCCCGTCAAGCTGTGTGACTTCATAGCCGCTGTCATTGTGCCATGCCTTAATTGCCATGCCATTGTAGTCAGTATCTCCGTTGAAACGGACGGTATCGCCCACAGAAATGCCGCCGCAATCCGAACTTTCTTCTGAATCGTCAGAATCATCACTGCCGCCGCCAGCAATGCAATCATCATTAATCCAGCCGGTGCCGTCATCAATCAGATACGGATTTCTCGCACCGTCAACAACTCGTGTAATTGTGCCAGTCGTATAGGTAGGCTTTAATGCTTCTTCTGATGTTGAAGATACATAGATTGTATCGTAGTTTACAGTATCGCCCACGGAATAGCTGTATCCACCGTCCTCTGTGTCTTTTTCATCGCCGTTGCAGTCACCCGAATTGCTATCAGAATCACTGCCGCCGTCAACTTCCGGCAACTCGCCGTACCAGTAATTCATATCGACCCTGCTTGATGGTACACCGGCAACTTCACCGTCTGATGTATACTGCCATAACAGGCAATCCATTGACGGCTCCGAAATACTCCAGTGCGCAAGCCATACTTCATAATTGGATAACTGGTCTGCATAGATTACTGAATCCCAGTAATTTTTGCTTGCGTAAACACCAGTCTTGTATCCCGCTTCGGATACTCTGTCGCAGAAAATTTTACAAAAATCAGTAATTTCCTGTCTGTTATCGTATGGGTTGAAATTGTGCTTTTCTTTATAGCTGTCCGCGTCTTCCATGTCGAACCATACACCTAACACCGGATTGTATCCCTCTACCATGCGCAATGCGTGTGCCGCTTCGCTTTCTGCTTCGGCATTATTTAACGCATACGAATACAGATACACGCCATACGGAATACCCAGTCTTTCACATTCTTCCATGTTACGGATTGCCTGCGGGTCGTCCTGTGATGTGCTGTCATTGCCGTGACCGACACGAATAATTACACCGTCAACATTTTCCTTTGCGGTATCCCAGTCGATAACTCCGTTATGCTTACTTACATCAATTACTGAATATCTGCTCATACAAACCTCTTTCTGCCGCTATTCTGCGGCTAAATATAATTTTTATTGTGTTTTAGGGTAAAAAAATAAGACACTTTCGTGTCTTTGTAATAAATGCTATTTAACTTTTAACTGCTGTCGTAGTACATGGCTATCACCCTCTCTTTCTTTATTGTGCTGTTCCATGTACGGTTACATGAAAGCTAATACTTTTGGTTTCTGCTAACGGAGAAAATACAAAACCTTGGATTTTGCTCACCGTGTAATTCGTTATGCTTACACTTATTAATCCGCTTGTCGCAAAAGGTGTTACGTTCACGCTCGTAAAATATTTTATTCCCGTTACTGGTATCGGTATTTCAAACGATGCCCAATACATATTTCCGTAAGTATTGGTCATTGCATAATTTCGTGCTGCGGTATGAAACGCCAAAATCTTGTATCCACTTGCCAAAGTCAACATGGCGTATCCTGAACTAACACCATTATTACTTGCAACACTTCCTTTCGTATCTGTAAAAACTGCATTGCTCGGCACATCTGAATTGACAGTATGCCCATTTACTTTTGCGGCATTTCCTGCACTTGCGGCATAATTTACACTGAAATTACTAGGATTGTAAACATACATATCTTCTCCGTTTTCACCACCCCAAAGCCATGTAGGCTGCCCGCCTTTGCCTGCCCAGTTAAAGGTCATTGGATAGTTTCTATTGCCACTCCGTCCAAGCTTTAGTGCAAGGTCAGCTATATTTGCTTCGCTTGCAATTTTTGCGTTGCTTGCTGAATCTGATGTTGTCGCATGGTCTACAGATTGATTTCCGATATTTTTGCTGTGAATTACATCTGCATAATGACTTCCATCTTGATTGTATAAGCTTATCCCCGGTGTTCCGTTTAGCCCCTTTACACCAAGATTACCTGCAACATCGTGGTCGCCAATAGCAACATCATTTCCGACTGGATTCCATGTATTATTTGCAAGTCCCAATGCTCCCGTAAGTGTTCCACCCGTCTTAGGCACCGCTCCCACATTCTCCGCTGTTATATTAACATTTCCTCTCCTGTACGCACTCTCTGCACTACCCTTTACCCCAGTAACCGGCGTACCTGCAAGAACGTCCCACTTACCGTCCTCTGTCTTATATACGTTTGCACCCGCCGGAATAACGTTTCCTGCTCCCTCTTTAAAGTCATTAGTGGTTGTAAACTGGCCTGAAATGTTATACATACTTCCGCTTGTCGTTGCTGACAGCGCCGGAAGATTTGCAAATGTAACCGTCCCCATTGGTCTTAATGCACCGGAAAACGATTCGGAAATCCGTCTTGCCTGTTCGTAATAGTATTTTGCGCTGTCAGTATCTGCCACAGCATAGTTTTGTGCTGTATCTGCACTTGCCGCCGCATTGGAAGCATACTGCTGTGCCGCACTGGAATTCGAAACTGCGATTGTCGCACTATTTGCAGCACTATTCGCTTTTTCATTTGCTATATTTGCGCTTCCTGCGGCATTATCGGCACTTGTTTTAGCTGTTGCCGCGCTTGCCGCCGCTTCTTCTGCCTTCGTGCTTGCCGTATCCGCGCTTTCTGCCGCCGCCGATTGGCTCTGTGCCGACTGTTGGCTATAATACTTTGCATTGTCCGTATCTTCGCCTGTGCGGCTGTTTGTACCGCCAGTAGCATAACTCTGCGCTTTTGTGGCACTCTCCGCCGCATTGGATTCGCTGGTTGCCGCTGCTGTTTCACTTGCCTTTGCATTGCTTTCAGATTTTGCCGCCGCCGACTGGCTTGCCTGTGCTTTTGCAACTTCAACCTTAATATCTGCAAGATAATTAGGCTGTAAATGTTTTTCCTGTATGCTTGCTTCTTTTACGATTGCAGACACTTTCCCCGTGCTGTCAATCGAAAATGCCACGGTGTCGCTGTCTAAAAACTCATACTGCGTAATCAATGCCGACAGGTCTATGTACTGCCTTGTGCCATCAATAAGCGTTAAAATAATCTGCTGTGTTTCGGCATTGTATGAAAAATTTACCGCGATTTTTTCCATCTGCGTGTCAATCGTTATTTTTGAGCCATTTTTTTTAGTAATAGTAATAATGCCTGTATTTTCCTCAAACGCAACGTCCTGCACCAGTGTTGACACTTCGGCTTTTGTTGCCTTTGTGGTATCCAGCGTTATAACTCTATTGTCAATTTCATCTGTGGCAACATCTATTTTATTCAGATTACTTTCATTCAGTGGCGTTTCATCACTCGGATAATTTTCCCAATTTATACGACCATACGTTTTATTCATGCCTGCTCCTTTCTAGTTCCACGGAACTTCCCAATCTCCTGTCAAAGTAATACTGCGTTCAGCCACATTTATTTCAAAAACACCTACTTCTTCACCGTCTTCTTTGGCAGCAATTCGGATTATTGTCGGATACAGTCTTATTGCCGCGGCTGCATTGCTCAATATAATTGTGTTGTAATTCAAATATGTTTGTTCATCTTCTCCAACAGCATATTGCAAGCCCTCTGCACTGATGTTCCACGGTCCGATTTTGCCCTTGGGCATTTCCGCACTGCCGTCCAAACCGATTTTAAAATTCTGATTAGCCGTCACGGCGCCGTTCAGATTGATTTTGTTTGCTTCAATCGAAACGTTTTCGGCAGATTGGTTAATTTTTGAAATAATTTCATCACCATTTACTTTTTTTGATACTTCTGTATTAATGCTGTCCGCCGTCTGCCTTATTGCACTATTCATCTGCTCTGTAGTGCTGTAGCTTTGCAGTTTTCGGGTTACCTCTGCCGAAATTCCCTCTGCTGTGGCATTGATTTTGGTATTCATTTCCGTTGTTGTGCTGTAATCCTTTAACTTGTCTGCCGTGTCCTGTTTTGCATTACTTTCAGCCATTTCAGCGGCAGATTCAGCATATTGTTTAGTTTCCGTTACCTGTTTTGATAACTCTGCCGTAAATCCGTCTGCCGTCTGTTTTATAGAACTTTCCAACTCCGTTTTTGTGTTCGTAGCATTTTCTTTCGTTTCATAATTTTTGCTTACTTCTGATGTAATTGATTCCGCAGTCTGTGTAATTTTCGTCGATAAATTACCCTCGGCTTCATTTGCCCGCTTTACTTCCGTCGCAATTGATTCCGCATTTTGCTGTATACTGCTTGTTAGACCATCAGCTGTATTTTTAACTTCTGTCCTTATATCCGTTGCTGTCTGCTTAATTTCAGAACTTAATCCACTTTCAACGTCCGTAATCTTACTGTTTGTTTCCTCGATTGTCCGTGTCAGCACGTTGGTCTTTCCTTTAAGCTGTATAATGCTTTTATGCACGCTATTTACCTGTGTAGAACGGTATTCTTCACCCGTTGCTTCATATTCGTCCCTAAGCGCCTGTATGCCCTTTAGCGTACGTTTTAACACGTAGCTTTCGATGATTTCATATCGTGTCGGCAGACGGACCGCGTCACCTACTTCAATACATGGGTTTCCTTTGCAGTCCGCAGAAAACGGTCTGTAAATAATTCCCCGGATTTTTCCGTAAATGTTATTTGCGATTCCCGTCAGTTCTTCACTGCCTTTGCCGTAAACAAGAAAATTATCCTGTATAACATAGGCATTTGTGCCGCTTCCGACAATTACTCCGATATCGTCTTCTTCTTTCCGGATTTGCAGTTTATCAATAGTTTTCACGAGGAAATCTTCGTATTGCGCCGATATATACAGACTTTTGCTTATTCTCGTGCTTTTCGGCTCACGCGGGTACAAATCATCTGCCGGATACAGGTTGTTTCTTGGATATAATCCCTGTATTTCCTGTTCAAGGTAAATGTAATGGAATTTGCTGTCACGTCCAATGTGTCCGAAACAGCCGTTAATTTCACAAATACAATTCAGCACAGTTGCACCGCTTAACTCTTCCGGCTCAACCGTCTTTTCGACTTTCATATCATCATTTACAAGCTGTGCGTCCGCCTGCTCAATCCCAAAATACCCAAAAAAGCTATCCCGAAAAGCTTTCATTGTCGTCGTGCTGTCTTTTTCCGGCAATAATGCGTTGTACCACTCCGCCACATCTGCGTTTATCACGTCATACAGCCTGTCATAAGCCACAATATCACGCTTTGTTCTATCTGCCGTTGGTGTGTCAGAGTATACTTTATATCTGCCAATTTGAAACGGATTTGCAGTGTTATTATCAATTACCGTTTTAACCGTTATCATTTTGTCTTTCATCGGCAAAAAAATGTTTGATACAGTAAATTTAAGCACCGCCGCTTCACAGCTTCCGATTGTCAATTCAGATTCCGAACAAATGCTTTCTGTCAATTCAAACTGTTCTTGATGTAGTTCAACATTTGTAATTTTTGTCGTTTTATCGTCCGTTTCAATCGTCAACTGCTTATCTATGCTATCTTTTTTAAATAATTCTGCGTATTGATAATTAACCACCGTAAACACCTCCAACAAAGGCAAGTCTAATTGAATCGTATCGAATCACATTTCCGTATGTGCCGTAAATCGTAGGCTGAAAATCAGCCATATAGCCATACTGCGTAACATAATCATCATATTCCGGGATATAAGCTGTAATATAACAGCCCCGCTCCTGCGAATTTGTAAAATTGTTGCGAATATTACTCATAAGCACTTCAAATGTTTCGTTTGTAAGCATTGCCTTGGTTTCAAATTCAACCTTTAACGCCTTTAATTCAACAGCGTTTCTATGCTCGTATCCGTTTGCGTCCGTGTAATCGTCAATGTCCTGCATATTTGCATATGCGCTGTAGGAATCTGCCTTGATTAATCCGTCCGGTATCGTATAATCTCCAATTTTAATTAAAAAGCCGTTGTACGCCATGCCTGCACCTCACATTTTTAAAAATTGGTAACAAAAAAGCACATACCGGCATTCGATATGTGCTAAAGAAATGGCAAAAGGCGAAACCTACATAAAATAGATTCCGCCGCAAAGCAAGTTGTCACGTATTATAATAGATTAATTATCATCTATTGTACATGCATTAATAATCAAATGCCGGTTTGCCAGTTCTTTTAAAATATTCTCTTGCGTATTTTCTTGCACTGCTTCCGATGTCGTTTTGGCTTATACTCAAGTCCTTGTTGAGTATTCCTTGTAACAACTGGTTCTGCTGTCTAAGCAGTGCTATCTCTCGCTGTGACGTATCGTAAATGGAATCTTTAATACCCGTAATTTCTGCGCCGCCCGCTACTGCCGACTTGCCGCCGACCGTTCCGGCAATTTCCGGTATTCCGTTTTCACCCGCCATGACAATGCTATATTTTTGTGGAAGATAACCGCCGTCCGCATACCCTTTAATACGAATTTTAGCAAATCCACTTTTCATTGGGTCGCCTGCGCTATAATTATCATCGCTTTCCAGTTCCATTTTGTAACTATTTTGAATAGCATTGGTTAATGCGTCATGGACTTCCCATGCTTTACTGCTTATCGTATCTGCTAAGTTATTCATGAGGTCAGCACCAACGTCTGAACCAATTTCTCCTGCGTTTACTGCGTCTATAATTGACAGGAAAGCAACTGCCGTTGTGTTCGGTACACCGTCAATATTTTTCTTGTACGAATCAACAAGGTTTTCACCCGCTTTTGAGCCGGTATCAAGTGCCTTTGAAATAGCCGTTTGTTGAATATTGTCGAATATTGCGCTATTGTATCCCGGCAATCCGCTTGTTGTGGTCGTAAATCCGTTATACAGCTTTGTACCGCCGTCTGTTCCTACAACACCCAATCTGCTAAAGGTTTCACTTGCTTTGTTGTAAAAATTCGAAATATCTTCTGTAGATTCGCCTGATTTTTCCGCTACATTTTTTTCAATGTCATACATTGACTGTTGCACGGATTCTCTTATTTGCTCATTGTTTTGTTGCATTGTATCCCGCAAATTATTAGAACTGTCCGCGGTGTCGTCCTGCTGTTGGGTAAGATTATTGTATTCATTTTTGCAATTTGCCGCTTCGGTTGCGGCATCCGCTATTGCATTTTCACATTTTTCATAAGATTCTTTTAATTCTCTATTATCATTTGCTAATTGCCATGTTTCCTGTGAATTTAATCCTAATTCTTTTCGTAAATTGTATGATGTTTTTGTAAAATCGCTGGTTTTTCTCATTGGGTCATCTAAAAGTCCCGAAAGCACATCAAATGCGTCACCCAATCCACTGATTTCATATGCTGAATCAAATGCCTGTTTAGACATTCCAGTAAGCTCTTTTACGTATTCATAAATAATGCTTTCTGCTTTGTTGTATTTTTCATTATTTTCTTTTAGTTGATTGCCAATATCAATCTCTTGCTTGTACAGGTCTTTTAATACATCTTGCATTGCCGCCGCTTTGGCATAAGCTTCAAGTGCAGAAATTGTATTGTAAACTTCATCTTTTTGCCCTTTAAACTCACCTGTTACCGTATCAATCGAATCTGCCAATTCCGGGCACTGTTCGACAATGTAATTTGCGTATGCAATAAGCATTTCCTTTTGCGAATCTGTTAAATTGTCAAAATTATCTGCCAATTCAAAGTATTTATCTGCAACGCTTTTAACACCGGCATAGGTTTCACCCACGCTGTTGTACTGGTCTTTTGATGATTGTATTGTTGAATTTAAGCTTTCTGCTGTCTGTTTTACCGAATCACTTATTATCGTATTCGCACTTACGACTTCGGCTTGTGCTTTGGCATAACCCACACCAATTCCGGCAATAGCCGCAACCAAACCTGTAACACCGACAATAGCCGCTGTCCATGGTGTGGATAAACCAATAAGCTTTAGTGCCGCCGCGGCTACCCCTGCGCCTGCCGCTACTTTTGCAAGCATACCAACTGTAAACTCTGCGCCTTCACCGATTTTCTTAAACACGCTTCCAATCATCAAAAATTCTGTGGCAATTCCCACTACGCCAACAGTAGCTTTTACTTTTAATGACATATCCTCTGAAAGCGTTTTTGATATACTTCCGTAATCAATATTCCCTACAGCTTTTTTTATTCCTGCTGTAAGTGCTTTTGAAATTCCTGCGTTTTGTGCAATTTCAACACCCATTTTTCCCGCAAGTGATTTTGCGATTGACTGTGAAATTGATGTTGCAATGCCTTTTAAAATATTTTTAGCAATTTCAAGCTTGAAATATTTTTTTAAAAGCACCGTTCCGATGACAATAGCAACCGTCTTTAATTCGATATTGCTTAACAATTTCCAAATTCCGGCAATTACCTCTGACCATTTTACTGTTTCAATTGCCGTTCTGAAAGCCGTGTAAAGGCTTTGGACCCACTTGTTAATGGCTTTTGCAGTTGAAGCAAAATCAAACGTTTCAAAAAATTGATTTATCCCGGTTGCAATAGAAAATCCTAAGTTTTCCCAGTCAAACGTTTCCTCAAATGACAAAGCTGTATACACAGCAGTATTTAATGCTCCTGCAATAGTTCTGCCGACAGCACCGAATAATTCCGGTGAAATAAGCCCGTTGAGAAAATCAGCAAGTCCTTTACCAAAATTTCTAGCACCGGCATACACGCTGTCCCAGTCAATGCTATTCAGCGTATCTGTAAGCGTATTGCCTATATACTCGCCTAACTCGCGTAAATTTTTAATTTGACTTTTATAATCTTTCCAAATGGTATCGACTTTCACAAGGCCGCCGCTTGCTCCGTCTGCGCTTGCCGCTCCTGTACCGCTACCCTTTTTGCCATTTCCACCGCTTGAATCCGGTGTTGTAATCAGTTTTAATTCATCAAACTGTCTTACACCCTTATTCAGCTTTTCAACGTTTTTAGCGGCGTTTCCGGTGCTGTCTGCTATATCATCGGCGCTGTCCGCAGCGTCCGACCAATCATCGGCAATGCCTTTGTTAGTAACTTCAAATTTCCAACCAAAAATTGCACCTAAGGCATTTGTTACCGTTTCAGCGAAATTAATAACCTGTGTCATTGCGAAATTTAATCCGCTTAAAAACGGCTTAAACGCATTAATCAACGATGTACCTATAATTCCTGCCAGTTCTTGAAATGATTGCTTTAAAATGACTGTTTGATTGTGCCATGTGTCGGCAGTTTTTGCAAAGTCGCCTTGTGCCGCCGCTGTATTTGCCATAACGTATCTGTATCGCAACATGGTTTTTTCAGCTTGCGTCATGGAACTGATATTAGCGTCAAGGCCATTTTTTAAAGCCCATTCTTTTAACGTTGCCTGTGTCAAATCAAGTCCATATTTTCTTAATGGCTCTGTTTCGCCTGTAAAAATCGCTTGAAGATTTCTTGCAACGTCTGACTGTTCCATATCGTAAAACGAAGCCATATCTGCCGTCAGCTTTGTCAGTTCAATGGACATATCAGCCATTTTCTTTTGAGAAAAGCCCATAGCGACACCCATAGCTTGAAAACGGCTTGAATACTGCTTTACGGACAGTTCTGACATACCAAAATCCTGTATAGATGTTTTTGCCATGTCGTTTACAAGGTTTTCATAATTTCCGAAAGTGGTACGTACAACGTTTTCAACTTCTATGAGTGATGAAGCTATATCAATCGAATCTCCCAGTTTACTGATTCCTCTAAAAACAAGCCAGTATGAAGCGTATAATTTACCAAATGCGGAAGCCAGCGACCAACTGCTTTTAGTTGCCGAATTTGCAGAAGATGAAACATTCAAAAAGTTTTTGCTTAATGACGTTGCCGCTCTGCCACTTGAAGCCCCTGTGCGGCTTAAATTCGCAAGCGCATTAGTCATGTCAATAAGATTTTGACTTACCTGTGGTGATTTTGACAGTTCTTGCATAAGCTGTTTCATCGCGCTTGAAAGCTTCGGTATATTGTCAATAGCTTTTGCGGCGCTGGCATATCCTAACTGCTTGATTCCTGTCACAAGTCCCGTAATCTGCTTTGTTGCTTCACTGGTTGCCTGCATGGAATTAAATGACTTACTTAAGTACGTCATTGCTGTAGAAGCCTTGCTTATTGCGGCAGTGTCAATGGTTGAAATCTTCTGAATACCTTTTGACAAACGCGTAAAATCTGCCGTGCTTACGCTTTTCATTCCCTGCATTGCATTTGTAATATTTTTTACACCACTTGCAAACCCCGCAAGATTGGCATTGTTGATAACTCCTAACGAACTTGATAAATTCTCTAAATTTTTAACAAGTTTATCAAGCGCATTGTTTGCCTGTGTTGCATTTGCTTGTATTTTAAGCTCTAAGCTGTCCAGTTCATTATCTGCCACGTCCTCACCACCTTTAGTGCAAAAATAAAGGTGGTAGCAATTCGCGTGCTACCACCTATGACGGACTTAATATGCTGCCCTCTTTTTCCAGTATTTTGATTCTTTGTTGCATTTCAAACATTGCAACATCTTCATTGCTTTCTTTTGATTTTGGCTTACTTTCTTCTTCAAGTAAAATTGAAACTGGTTTTTTGATGTACTCCGACCTTGCCTTTTTACCGTTTAAGCAACGGTCTATCGCATAAATAAGGGCAGATATTCCATATGTGCCGGCAAAGTGCCACATATCGCTATCCTGTTCTTTTCTTTTCAACTCATGTCCTTTTATGCAGTATCCTAACTGTGCCGGTGTCATATGCTTAAACTCATCTATGTGTATCCCGATTGAAAAGGCTGTCGGAAAATAGTCTTCCCAAATTATTTTATGCCAGTTAATTTCAGATTTTTTTATGCTGTCTGTGCTGTCGCTTCCGGTGCTGTCCCGTACATCTGCTGAATCATGTCGTTCAGCCCCGACAGGTCGAAAAAACCATCTGTTTCCATGCAATTTCTCAATTCGTCATACAGTTTTTTGTACGAAAGCTTATTTTCTTTCATATAATCCCTCATGACTGTTTTTGCTTCTTCATGTGAAAGTGGATTATTTTCTAATAAGCCGGCATAAAAAGCAGTAACGCAAATATCTGCTGTATCGCCAATCATATTTGCTGTGCCGTTGATAATATCCTTAGTAGTAGGATTCTGCATATCCTTTGATTCTTCGACAACGTAAGCACCGCTGAGGACCTTAAACATTTTCTGCACGATGTCTTTATACTCTGCCGCTTCAAAAGAAAACTCTAATTTATATTCGTTACTGTTTACTGTAATTGTTTTCATATTCATTACCTGTCCTTTTCGCTTTATATAGGACAGGGACGGCATTTCTGCCGCCCTGCCATATTATTTACTAACTATCAAATTACTACGGCTGTTTTTGTATCCTCGTCAGTCGCAACAGCCTTATTTGTTTTTCCGGACTGACTTACGATTTTTTTGATAATGTAATTGATGTCGGATAACCGTTCTCATCTTCTGTTACCGCAACGTCATAGTCTTTATGAATCCAACGCGGCACTGTTGAAATAGCAATGTTGCAAGTACCTGTTAAATGGTCGTCTGTAGCTTCGTCCGGCGCGAATGATTCAGAGCCGATAAAACCACAAATGCCCTCTTTACCTTTGCCGTCTGTGCCATAAAGAACAACAATGTCTAACTTTTCGTCTTCAATCTCAACTAAATTGTCAAGATATTCGCGTTCAAATGCACCGCTTACAGCCATTGAACCCGCCGCGCGTCTTCCGGGTTCTTGCGTTTCGACTAAATCTTCAAGCGTAGACGTATCAACCATGTTACGCTCACCTACCGGTGACGGAATACTTTTTGCTCTAATCAACAGGTTGTATGTGCCAGCCCAGTAATCGCTTTCGTTGCTTTCTTTGGTCTTTTTCCTGTAAATAATTCTACTTTTTAAACCTGTAGCCATGTTTACCTCCTAAAAAATTGCATAAAAATAAGAGTCTTTCGGCTCTTTGTAAATTGCTATAAAATGTCATTCCACCCAAATTTGCGCTTTGCACGGAAAGTTGCTGTCCACAGATTCCCCTCTTTTCGCACAAACGGCATGGGCTTTATCTTAAACAATCGTTTCTTATACAAATCTGCTATAACATTGGATACTTGCAATGCCTCGCTTCTGCTTCGGTTTGTTGTTACTGTTACCTGTGCTGTAAAGTCTACAGTATTAATTCTGTCGGCTTCTAAATCGCTGTTTGTTTCAGTCGGTTCAACAGACTGTATTAATATTGTCGGAAACACCGGTTTATCGTTTGATTCTTCATCGGTTGTAATGCTAATATCCGGGTAATTATCTTCAAGAATTGCCAATGCCTTTTTTTTGATTATCGAAAATACATTTGTTTCTAAATCAAAAGCCCACTGATTATCAATCATTATCCGAACACCTTCTTTACAACATTTTTGTAGTCCTCAATTATCTTTTGCTCTGCTTTCAATACTGGCATAGTAGCTTTTACACCTCTTGTAAGCACAAGTTGGTTATTTTCATCGTAATAGCCCCAAACCTTTTTTTGTCCGTTGCCTTTGCCATACGAACCGATTAAAAATCCAAATTCTTCTCCTTTGGGGTGCGGACTTGCACCGGCGGCGCCGTTATAATATACGCCTGCGCCAAACTCGATAAATAACAGTTCTTTCCCCTGTACAATCAGTTTTGCTTCTGCCGTACTACCATTGGAATTAAGTTCTACGTAAGCATTGTGTGACGTGTCAGAACCGCTTCTTATTTTGCCGTCAAACGTATACTGCGCTTCTGTCATATTGGTATCAACTACGGCAATGCCTACATTAGCAAGTTCTTTCACGAATTTTCTAAGTTTACGTTGAAATCTTAATTGATACTGCTGTACTCGTTTTATTGCGTTTTCTACGGATTTTTGGGACAATGTTATAACTATTGGTCTTGTAGCCATGTGCTTACCTCACGTTTTTCTGTAAAAGAAATAAATCTGCCGTTAATCCCTCATCAGCGACACCCTTAACGATATAATCGCAACTGGTTTCATCAATGATTGTTTTATCCTTATCTTTGTACCTCACTTCTGACTTTTTCCAAACAAGCGAGCCAACATCTAACGGCAATTTGCCTTTGTCTTCCACAATTTGAACAAAATTCGTAGAATTATCTACACCAAATTCCTTTATCAGTGCTTCGCTTAATTTATTGCTTATTGAAGAATAAAAAACCACAGGCTTTTTATAACTTGTGGTATACTCTCCTGTTTCAACAGGGACCTCTTCACCGTCAACAATGATGTATTTTATTGAACCGTCTTTATTCAGTTGGTATACCGGTGTTCTGCCGTCTTTAAGTGCGTAAATCATCTTTTGTTTATTAATGTCCAACATATCAATCTACGTTCTTTCCGAACCGTTTCCACAGTTCTGAAAGCTTCTCCCAGCCATACATAGCAACAAAAGCAACAACAAAGCCTGCCATAATTGCGGCTAAAACCATGTACCACAGGATAGTCATGTGTAAATACTGCATATATGCTACAAATGCCGCTACTGTAATGCCGATTGATAACACAAGTACCAATCCGTCAGTTGGAATCTTCGCAAAAACACCTACTCCTTTGATAACCTGTGTAATCACCGACACAATAAACGCGATTGCGCCGATTACCGCTAAAATAATCATGATGTTTGACGTCAATGTTTCTAAAATATTCATATTACATCTCCTTTTCGCCATTCAGACGTTCTTCAATAGTGTTCAGTCTGTAATGTGCCGATTTCACGCTTTCTTCAACTTTGATAATTCGTGTATCGTGAGAATTAATCTCTTTTCTCATTTCTGACACTTCATTTTTTATTTCAGTTGTATTGCTTGAAATGGCGTCAAGTTTCATATTGATACGTGTATTCTCTTTTACGCGTTCTTCAATGTCTTTTGTGTCTGTGTGTTTGTTGTTTTTCAAACCAAACCAAAGACTAAAAAATCCAAAAAAGACGGAAAAAGCAACCGATATGATACTTATAATTATTGCAACTGGCATAATATACCGCCTTTCATTTTTTTGTGGCACACCGCCCACCACCCTTACTGTGTGCCGCCTGCTACGTTTCCCCGGTGCTGGTAAAACGTAACGCACAATCTTCTATAATGCTTTTACAAACGGATATACCCCTACAAACAGGCTATCACGGTCTTTCCAGCTACGGCTTACACCGTTTTCACTGTAGCTTGCCATGTAGTTTTCTCCTGCCTGTGACCGGTCATATACCACAAGATTGACAATTACACTTTCATAGCATTTCAAGTCATTGTCAATCTGTTCCTGCGTATAACTTTGCGGATAACACCGTTTTGCAATTACATCTTTCGTTGCCTGTTTTATGAGCTGTTCAAGAAGCAAGTTGTCTTCTTTGCTGTCAAACACAACAACATCAGATTCAGTGTTATCCTCATTTTCAACCGTTTCAATATGAAATTGTTTGAGCCGGATTTTTACCTGCTCTAATGTTGTGTATTCTTCCATGCTGTTCTCCTGCTTATAACCCTAACTTCTCAATCAAGATTGCTTTAAGGTCAACTCCGCTCATTTCCGCCGCATTTTCAATGCCGTTCTGTGCCGCTAAACTCTGCAATTCTGCTGTCGGCATACGGTTTATTTCAGTCTTGGTATATCCGGTGGGCTTGTTTCCCGGCACGGTGTCCGGGACTTCTTCGCCTGCCGCATACCATTTCCCGTTTTTAATAACGATATATGGATATTTCATATGCTACCTCCGATTAATCATGATGGACCTCAAGTACGAATGTGCTATCCATATTTTCGTAAGATGGCAATACTACTTCAGAAGCGAATACTGACATCTTCATTGGCGGGCCATACTCAACCTTTGTAGCGACTGTGATTCCTGTTCCATATGTCGTTACATCAACGTCAGCAACCTGTCTTGCAGTTCTTTCTTCCGGTGTCGTTCCGAACCACGTACTACCCAGTTTTCCGTCTGGCAACAGTGTTACTTTGTTGTCCGGGTAAAAATAGTGTTCTTTCCCAGCTTCGTCCATATACATTTTGTCGTACAGGACGATTGTAAGCTTTGTACGCTTCTGAACAACTGAAATTACCGTGTCGTCATCAACCTCAATTGTTGCCGTGAGATTCTGTGCAAGGATTGAATTTCTAATCTGTGCATTTTCAAGTAAATACTGAAATGTATTGGTGTTCATAAGAACGTATTTAGCAATCTTGCCTTTCTTCTGTAATTTTTTTCGAGCATTATTAAGGTCTGTAAGTGGTTTGGAGTTCACTGTATCACTCCACATGCTAGTGTCCTCAAGCTTTGCATAATGGTCTTTTGCATATGAACCGTCCTTGTCGTAATCATATGCGTACTGTACACCGTCACTTTCAATAGCAATAACCGGGTGTCCTGCTTCTGTAGCGAGAAGCGACATTCTCATGCGTTCCGGCACGACTTTTGCGCCGCTCACAAGGTTGTTAGTATCGTCATATACGCTTGATAAGGCACTTGCAAGGTACGGGTCATCTGTAGAACTAATACGTTCAATTTCAAGCATTTCTTCTTCGCCGACTTCCATACCTTCACGGAAAAATGCCATTTGTGTTTTTTCCTTGCTTAATCCCTCTCTTGCTCTAAGTGTCGGAATTGTGTCGAAATTTGACGGCGCAAGCGATACCGGAAGTCCCTTATGTGTCTTAATCCAGCTTAAATCAAGCCCCTGTTTCTTTCTTTCCGGAAACCAATTTAATCCGAGATATGGGATTTGATTGCTTGCTTCTTCTGTTGTTGTAAGTGCAATAGACTTACTGTTTAACACTTCATTAATTAACATCTATATACCTCCCAAATTATTCAAATACAATCATTGGAAGCGCTGTAGAAACGCCCGCGTCATATGTAACACCGGAATGCTTTTCAGCCACGCTTTTATTGATATATGCTTTCTTCAAAATCACACCCTGTGGCCTGTCTTCTGTGACGTCATATCTCAGAATACCTACGACCGTTGCCGTGTTGTCTGCCTTTCCGTTTTTTCCAATTGGTGTACCGGCTTTTACAATCTTTCTGCCGTCAGCCGTCTTTTCAATAACATCTGTAAAATCAAGTGTCATTGGAATTGCTTCGTTAGGCAGTCTTTTTAAAATCTGAACGTTTCCGACATATGAAGTCTGTTCATACTGCATGTTTGACATTTTTAATTACCTCCTAAATAATGTGACAAAACATCATTGTTGCTTTGACTTTTTGGATTGCTTGAGATAAGACTTGCGGCTATTTTTTCTGCTTCTGTCTTCTCTGAATCTTGGTTACTACCGCCGCCGCCCGGATTCGGTGTACCTTTGGCAATTTCCTGCTCCTTTGCCTGCGCGGAAGCGGTTTCTTTCTCTGAAATAATCTGTCCGAGAACAGTTGTGTCAAAGCTTCCGTCCTCTTTTACAACCGTCTTTGCCTGTTCTGCCGTGATTTTGAAATCCGTCATGGCTTTTTCACGCAAATCCCTGATTGCATTGCTTTTCTGCAGCTCTGCAATCTGATTGTTTGCCGTTTCCAGTGCTTTGTTGGCTTTTTCAAGTTCTGTAAGGTTTCCGGCTTCTATTTCATCAATTTTTGATTGAAGTTCGTCTGCCTTGTCAGCTTTCGCTTTATACTCTGCCGCTTTATCTTTTTCTTTCTTTGTTTCACCGTTTAACTGATTCAGATAATTACTCACCTGCTCATCTGTCGGTTCTGAAATTCCGATTGAAATAAGATTCTGTTTTGCCTGTTCTCTTGTCATCGTTTATTCCTCCTAAAATCACGTTTTTTTTACACGGTTCTCTCCGCTCGATTGTTTCTGCCATTTGTCGCATGACTGCAAATTTATAAAATAAAAGCAGTTACCGATTATTGCTCGATAACTGCTTTATTTTGCTGATTATTAAGTTGATTAACTATTTCCTGTGCTTTGTTTTCCTGTTCTTTCGCATTTTTAACAGTCTTATATAAGACATCAAGGTATGGCTTTGAAAGAACAAATGTTTTTTCTGAATCTCCCCAAAGCCCCACCGTTTTAATTGCCACAAGTGGATGTATGCCAGATTGAAGCAATACTGTAAGTGTTTGTGCTTTAGTGTACATATTATCCTGTGGGCTATGATTAATTTGCACTTCAAAATCCCGCATTTTTATGCCTAAATCACGGTCCTTAATCCGTATAATATTTAGCACAACCTTTGCAAGCCGCTTTTCCGCCGCTTTTACAATCGGGTCTTTAAGCTTTGCCCTTGTTTTCGAGAAATCCCAACCATTTCTTAATTCCACCGCGCCTTGCGTATCTCCGCCTGTGTTTCCCTGTTTGTTTGGAATCGCAAGAATTGACAATGTATTGTCCCACAAGTCGTCTTTGGCAACTTGACACTGCGTTTGGTTTAATTCCTGCGTCATAATTTCCACGTCTGACTTGTTATCTTTATTAATAGACTTAACAACGAGTGCATGGTTCATTTTCATCTTTTGGAAAGTTTCATCATCAATTTCACAGTTGATAAATTTTACCCAGTATTCAACGAACTGCTGCACCGAATCCATTCGATTTGACTGCATGGTATTTATTGAATCTAACAGGCTGATAACCAATTCAATATCTGAAATCCTTTCGTGATTATTCGGATATTCCACAATCGGGATACTGCCAAACGCGTGCAATCTGCTTTCAATAACTTTGCTGTCTTGAATTTTAAATGTCATTGAATCTGTATAACACAGCTTATAAAAGTTGTTATTTTCGTCTTTTAACTCCTGTACAGCAAGCACCGGTTCTTCTGTAGCTTTATTGTAAATAACAAAGGTGCTCATTGGGCTTGGCGCTATAATCCGAAACGGTATATCGCCGTCAACAATCTGTATTGCTTTAAAAGATGTGCCGGTCGCTGACTGCCACTCTCCTGCCTTAATATCTTTTTCCTGTTTGTTAGCGTCAGACATATAATCGTTCAGCGTATCAACCGCTTTATTAACTTTTTCATCGTCTTTTCGGCTAACGTACTGTATCGGTTCACCATATGTTTGTCCAACCTTAAATTGAACCAGTTCATATGCGTGATTTTCGCAAACTTTATTGTTTACGTCTTCATTTTGCATTTTTATTCTGTATAATACCGGCTGGTCGCCTTTATAATAGTGCCACAAATACCGGATAATGGGCTTGTTATAGTTAAATACACCAATGCAATCTCCAACGATTTTAACAACGTTATCTGCTGTTATTTTTTCAACATTGGTATATGCAATTTTGCGTCCATAACAACCTCTTACAAGTTCGTGTAAATATACATCATTTAACATATTTAATACTCCTAGTAAAGTCTGACTCCGCTTGACGAGCGTGTATCCGGGATTTCTTTGGCTTCATTTTTATCATCATCATTCGGATAATACCAAATCCACTTACGGCAATGCTTGCAAGCCAATTTATGTAAATTGGGGTCATCTTTATCGGCATACGTCAATAATTTGCCACAATTCGGACACATTACAGCCTTATTTTTTTTAGTGTAAAACCTCATATTCAACCTCTTTTGGCATGAAAAAAGCACCACCACATTTCTGTAGCAGTGCTTTCCTCGGAACTTTTACTTTTATTTGACATTATAATAATAACACAGTATTAATATGACATTCAATGACACGACAAGTATTCTTTTCCGTATTTTTCTTCAAATTTTTTGAGTGCCGTTCCGTGCAATCGGATTGTCTGCCGCCATGACTTGTCAATTTCGACCGCAATATCTTCAAACCGTTTTTTTGCTATGTATTTTAAAAATAAAATATTATATAGGTTTTCGTCTTCTATACTTTCAATTTGATTAATAATTTTTTCTTTAGTATCTACGTAGTTGTCAATCATGCCGTTAATTTTTTCTTCCATTTCTTCAATCTTAGCATATGCGCAGCCTGTTTTGTCCGGGTCGCTAGAAGACATAACGCGCTCATCTGTTCCCACGGCTTTAATACTGTATGCCATTTCTTTCATCTGTGCCAGTTCAATCATTTTATTGTTAATCATTTTGTTTAATTTTCCGATTTGCTGTAAATATTCCTTTGTCGTCATAAATCAATACCTCCTGCGGAATGGATTAATAGCGGCTTCAATTTTCGCGGCACTCCAATTACCCTCAATGAAATATGCTAATGACGCAAGGCAGTCAGCCGCATCTTCATGTTTGTTTTTTCCTGTTATTGTAAAACTGTATAAGTTTGTCATAAATTTCCTGTATTCTTGACTTCTGCATCCAACATCACGAAAATAAAATTCTCTTATACTTCCTGCTTTGTCCCATATCCTTTGAGTTTTTCTTTTATTCGTTGGTGCGTATTCCGACCTCAAATTGATTTTTTTCCCTTTTGCTTGCAACATTACATCAACTTCATCTTTGTAACCCTCGCCGCCTTGATTTGCTTCAAAATATGCCGACCCGATATCATGGTCTATAATCATATTTACAACTTTTGGCTTTGTAAATTTCTTTTCGTTGTTATCGAAAACAACATCATCTATATATATGGAGTTATCCTCATACATATAAGCTACCGCAAATGCAAGGAAATCTTCTCCGCCTAAAGCAACATCGCAAGCCGCACATATTCTGTATGGTTCTTCTTTCGGAAGTACACCATTGTAAAATTTCATATGCTCAGGATTGAATACTGCTCCATCTCTTTCAATAGGCTCTTGCTGATACTGAGCATACCAAGAAGCCATATCGTCATTTTCTTCAAATTTTGCTCTTAATGTTCGATAATACTGCGTTGTATATCCAACTCCGTAATCATAATCAAAGTTACTTTCGTCATTTTCATCAAGTGCCGGAATTTTTAAAATTTCATATCTAATATCTTTTGCTTCAGGATTATTTTGTAAGAAATCTAATCTGTCACTATAAAGGTCATGTAAACTCCAAATTGTACCGTTATGTATGAGTTTGCATTGTTCTTTTTTTCGTGACATTACATTGTTGTCAAATATTATCTGTTTTCGTTTAAGTGTCTCAGGATTAAGTACATCTTGAATACCCTCTAAAATATCATCAAGTACCATCCAGCCGTATGCGTCATACTCCCCATTAAGACCACTTTCCAGCCCTTTTCCTGACAATGTTTTGTATTTTTTCTTTCGTTTTAAATCTACTTTGTTGTTTTTAGCATCAGTACACGCAACTTTAATGTCCGGAAATACATCAGCAAAGCAATAGGTGGGGTCAGTCCATATTTCCATCACACCAGTAAGAAAAGCTCCGCCCAACCCCTCTTTATATGTTATATATAAATTGCTTTTTTCCGTGTCTTTTGCACAATGCCACGACATAGCAAGTGTTATAATTTGGGATTTACCTATTCTCGGTGGCATATGTATAAACAACTCGTCAAGTTTTCCATCTTCTAATTCTTGAATTTTATCTACAACTTGTTTGAGTGTTTTTCTTCTAGGCTCATAGAACCTTTCTTTTCGGGGTCTGTCTTTTTCAATGTATAAAATATAGCTATCAAGTAGCATTGGTGCTTCATAAAGTAAAACCTTGTAATATTTTTCTATAATTTCATATGTTTGCTTGTTTGTTTGTGATTGTTCTTCGAGCCATTTAAAATCCGCACCATTTGTAACTATACTTATATATTCAAAAATTAACTCTTTTGCCTTTACAGATAATTTCAAACCGTATTCTTTGTCTTTTTCCGTCAGCAAAGCAACTTCTACAGCTTCAACATAAGCATTTATAACGCTTTCATCTATTCCATTTTTCTCTATGTAATTTTCATAACTTTGAACTGTTTCTTTAAGATATTTAGATACCAAAAAAGAAGCACCTCGCTTTCTTCAGCAAAGGTGCTTATAGACCTCTGCCAATAATTTTAGTTGGTTAGCAACTACAATCAATCTGTAGTCGGTAATATCACTTAATCAATATCTGCAATGCTTTCTACAAAACAGTTGTAGTAGATATATCTCTTGCCGTTAAAATCAAACTTAACATATCCACCATCGTATGCACCAATATCAATTTTGCCTTTATATGTTGCAAGTTCTTTACCATCTGCCGTGTATACAGTAATTGTTCTTTGCATACCGCCATTTACATCACTTTTCATATCTGTTACCGCTCTGTCCCATGACGCACATCCGGTCATTCCTAAGCACAATGTCAAGCCTAATACAACTGCTAAAATTTTCTTTTTCATAATAATTCCTTTCCGCTGGTAATCAGCAATCATTATTCTAATTCATCAATTCTGTTTTCAAGTACATTTATGTACTCCCTCATTTTTTGTCCGTCTCTCTCTGAAAGATACTCAACGCCAGTAGTTCCTATTTTCCACGATACATCTTTTAAGTATTGGATTGCATTTTCAACTTTGTTATCGTCACGATTAAGTTCTTCGCATAAGCACTTGGCAATATCTTTAAATGGTTGTGGGTGTTCCACTCTGTCTAATGCTTCTTCAAAGGTGTAATCTCCCTTGTAGTCCATAATAATTCCGACAGCTTCATATTTTCCAAGATTAACTCCTAAAAATCGGTCTGCAACTGTATTCCAGATAGCATATAAATTGTCTATATCGTCTTGCAATGCAACTATTAACATAATCTCACTCCTTGTTCAGTTCATCCGCATATCTTGTCATTTCAATCTGTGTTCCGTTTTCATCCCTTGTACCGACAGCTACATATCTGCTGCTTCCACTCATCATATCCCCAATCCGTATTTCCGTTTTATCATCATCAAACTTGTAACATTCACGCATTTTCTCAATGCAGTTATTCATTTCTGATATTTTCATAACTGATTCCTCATAAACCTCTCAAAATCTTTTCTGCACTTAGGGCATAATTCATATGTTTTTTCTAAAAATTTATATCTACGGACATTCTTGATTTCAAGACACATATCATTATCTTCAAAAGTAGGAACTATGTCTCCGCAACTTCCCACTTGCTTAAATCTAACTTCTTTCCAGCTCTTAGGTATTATCTCTTTTCCACACCTGTCGCAAGTGTGCCATTCTTTTATATATTTCATTATTATTTCACTACTTTCTTATCGTTGTTTTTGTCATTGTAATACACCTTAAACCCTTTCATTTTATATTCAGACACGGATTTTCTCAAATCTTCAATGCTGCCGTATTTTTCATTCAGCATAATAGCAGTGCTTCCCTTTTCAGCCGCATAAATGCCACATGGTATAGCTTTGCTTGCTATTTTAAGGAACTGCTTGTACTCTTTTGCGTGACATTCCATATACATTGCCTTTAATCTCTACTCTCATGCACATTCTCCTAATCCTTAAATAGCCCGTCAGGAAATTTCCCACCTGTAATTAATATGCCTACGTATTTGTGAAATGTCGGATAACTCATGCCGGCTATTTCCGTTGCTTTTGTTATCGTTACCTCGCCGCTCGCCCATTTATTGTAGGCTTCAATAAACTTGTCCTTATCTACTGCATGAACACCTTTCATAACTTTTACACCTCTTTCATTCTGTAAACGCAGTGTGTAGGAATCGAACCTACAAGCCGTTTCCGACCGAAAGTTTAGCAAACTTCTCCAATACCATTATGGGAACACTGCAAAAAACAAACATGATTAAGACTTCTCTTTATTCATCATACTTACAGCCCATATTCAGTCAACGTGACGATAAGTCTGAGCGTTCGGGTGCGACCCTTGGCTTCTTACCGCTGTCAAGCACGTACAGGATTGATACCTATAAATTTCACGGTTCGTTCAGAATTTTTTTGTGCTAAAAAAATACTTTTTACTTTTGCCATACCGCTACTTTAACAAATCTCTTGTGTTATACCCCAATTTCTTGAGTTCAAGGCAAACCGGCTTAATTGAAATTCCTATCTGTTTGTAGTCTTTCACACCACGAACTTTAACAGGTTATTCCTGCACCGCAGGCGTCTATTATTCGTCAGCCACAAGAATTCTACGTTTGACTTCTTTATGATGATACACTACACCACTTTGTTGCCAGCTTTGCTGTCTTCTTTGCTTAAATTGCTTCAAGCAAAAAGCCTACACTTTCCAGTATCCCGAAAAGCTTTAACTCAATTCAGTGTATCCCGGCAAGGTTGAAAAGCCTATCTGCACCGGGGTAATCATGTTTGTAAATCCCGCCGGACCTTGTGACGGTCCTTTAATCAGCTTTCCGCTAACGGGAAGGGAACTGAATAAGTCAAGTAGGGCCATTAAAAGCCCAGCTACCCTAACCGGATTTGAACCGGTGATACAGGAATCAAAATCCCGTGCCTTACCGCTTGGCTATAGGGCATTGTTTTGCGGGTATTCCCAACTCTATTCCCCGCACACCTCATTGTACTATCCTTTGTAGCCATTCTTACAGCATTGTTTGACAAGGTGTTTGTTTTGCTTTAAATGTCTTTGCTATCCCGATGTAGCGACCTTTCGGATTCAAAACCGTTCGGGTAACGATTTCTAAGCTTTGCTTTGTTCATTTCAGCAATGGTATCTAAGTCATATCCAATGCCTTTTGCGGCTACGGCTAAATACCAAAGGCAATCGCCCAGTTCTTTTGCCATGTGGTCTTTATCAAGCGTATGACCTTGAAAAAGCATTTTCTTTACCATGTCAATCACTTCTCCAGCTTCGCCATTTAAGCCCATCACTCCATTAAGCAAAAGATTATCTTCGTGTGCTGTGGCTGTTCTACTTGCTGTACGCATTGCTTCTGCCTGATACTCGTTTAATGTCATTGATACACCTCTTTTTGTTTTTGAGATTATTTTTGGGACTTAGTCGGGCTGGCTGGCTGTTTTTATTCAACCCCCACCCCCCCCCTAGCAGGACCACCATTGCAGGCAATTATCTGTTGTTATTTAATTGTTTGATTATTTACTGTTTTGTTTGCTGTTTATGACTATTTGTTTTATACATTTCGCTAAACTCATGTTTAGCGAAGTTCTAAGCATATCGAAATAGCTTGAACACCAGTAAATACGGCACTTTTAAATTGTGTCTGAATTGTTTAACGTTTCGCACGCTTCTAACTGTGGCAGTTGTGCGCCGTTTTCGTCCAATTCCGTTCCCAATTTTGGGAGGTCCGCCGCTGTCAATGCTGTCTTTCCGAACGTTTCCCGGCTTACTCCTGGCAGATTCCAACCGAAGCGCCTATTTAGAATAGGCAAGTACTTCATTGGATTGTTGCGCCTGTCTTTCATCAGAGCTGTCAAACTTTCCTCAGAAAATAATTTCAATTTTTTAAAAATGTCAGTCCCTTTTGTGCTTAGCTCTTTTACATATTCCCCCTCTTTTAGCCTGCTTACAGTTAAATTACTAATAACATTCCCCTGTAAATCCTTATATACAACACATCTTTTATTGCTATTATTTAGACTATATATAGTATCTAAGGACATACCTGAAAATAAATGAAAACCAATAACACTAATCTCTTGATTATGTATAAAACATTCATAAGCGTATATATCTAATATATAATCTACAGCTTCTAAGTTATAAGCATTATTTATATTTTTAGGCATTGCTAAAATACTTGGATTAGCCTTAAAAGTATTTTGGCAAATATATGTAAGTGCTGCATTCCACATAGCCGGATAGATGTCGTACGGGTCTTTAATGCCATTTTCAGTGCAGAACTCTTTTAAATACTCCTCAAAATCATTTTTGATTGATTCTAATGAGCTTGGCTCTGCTCCTGCTAATTTCTCCAATTCTGTACACCTCCCAACTTTTAAATTTTAAAATAAAAAAAATACCTACAAACTGCATTGTTCAACCCAATTTTTATTTGGGTTTCTTTGGTCGCTGGAATGAATCCGCGGCTCGCGTTTGTAGGTAAAATAATTACTATTCAATTTTCATTTTTGCATTTCTGCAACCTGTGCTTACACAATACACTAAAATAATTATACTGTCAATAGCTTTTTTGAATATATTTTAAATAAATCCGCGCGTATTATATTATATATATAAACTAAATTAATTCCCTAATTACTTAAAAAATAAAAAATACAGTGTATTTTATTTAAAAATATATCTTCTTTATTTCTCTTTTTATTCTATCTTTCTTTTTATTTTCTCTTTTGCTTCTTTTCTCTTTGGTTTTTCTTTCGTTCTTTTTTTCTCTTTTTTCTTCTGCGGATAGGGTATCTATAGGGTATCGCTCGAGTAGCGGAATTATTTATAAATTTTATTAAATTTTTATTAAATTATATATTTAGTGGGATAACATTGACTTATTCAATATATAGTTATATAATGATTAATTAAGGCATAAAAATAGCCGGGAACACAGCGCCCCGGCTATTTTAAATTTCATATTTTCAGTCCCCCCTAATTAATAACAATATTAATACACGGTTTCCAATATGAATAATTAATATTTCCGCCAAAATCGTGGTCCGAAAGGCGGATTTCAACCGTGTTTGTTGTGTATCGTTCAGTATAAGTCACTTCGCAGTGGCAACAATCAACAATGAATTTATTTATATTATCATCAGTAACAGGTAAATCCGTTACTAAATATATAGATTGGCTCCGATTTGAATAACTAATTTCATAATCGGCGATTTCTGGGAATCCAGCAATTATTCCCATATATTTATTTGCACATTTTTTTATATGTGCTTTTTTTTCTTCGGTATATATATATTCATCTACGATGTCCAAATCGTAAGATATACCCCCGGTGATTTGCAACATTAAACTGTCAAATATGTCATAATCGACATCAAATTGCAGTTCATGCCGCAGCCGTGTTATTAGTTTGCGGTTTTCTGCTGCGGCTTCAATTTCGCCGTCTTCCTCTTCCTCTTCTGCTAAGGTTTCTAAATTTTCAATATTTTCAGACAAAATTTTTTTTGAATTGCTCGTTAAAATATTTTTCCGTTTCAACTCCTGCGGCTTCTTCCATTTTGAAAATTAAAAAGCCGGAATTAATTTCTTGTTTTTTCATTTTCGTCCCTCCTTAAAGTAATAGCCCCCAAAAAAATGGAGAGGGCTTATATTAATATTTACAGTACACCCCTTATGCTGGGGCATACTCAGATACCTCGACGGAATCGTTCAACATTCGGACAATTCCGTTCGCGGTTACAACTTCAAATTGCGGGAAGTCGAACCCCTCGACATCATAAAACATGATGCCGTACATTTTCGCCGGGTTAAATCTCGGCATTGGCTCAATTACCAGTGGCGAAGCTTCGCCACTGGCTAAAGCCTGTTTGTAGAGGGCTTCAGCTTCGGAAGCCGTCCCCGTAATAATTATTGTGTTGTTTTCGTCCTCTTTAAAAATTATTTTTTTCATGTTTCTGTACCCTCGCCCCTATGTGGGGCGTCCTTTCCTTTAATCTGTCTTTATTGTATTCTAATTTTAGAATAATGTCAAGTGCTTTTACTAGAAAAATTTTATTTTTTCCGCGTCTGTCGGCACAACCTCTATTATGTCGGACGGCTGGCAACGGCACATTATGCAGATTCGGTTTAACGTTTCTAATGTAACGCTTTTACCTGCCTTAATATTTTGCATAGTCTGCCCCGACAAAAGCCCGTTTTTTTGGATTCGGGCTTGATTATATCCACGCTCTTTTAACAACTCGAATACGTCTATTTTGTATTTTATCATTTTGCGTGCTCCTTTCCTTTTAATATGTTAAAAATTGTACATTATATATAGTAAAAAGTCAATAAAATTATTCTATTTTTAGATAAAATTTCCTTGACAAAATATTAGGTGGGTGCGATAATACTATTATCAAAAAAGAAAGGGCGGCAATACTGCCGCAAGGGTATAAAAATATGGAATATTGGGAATTTAAAAACGGCATAACGGTAGAGGGGGACGGCTCGGCGGTGTTCTCTGTAAATTTAGACGGGGATTTTTTGGGACATATAGTTTGCGGAGATTACGCGGACTATAAAAATTGCACCGCTGAATTAAACAGTGGCATTGACCCGATAACGGGCGGATGGGAAGACGGCAACGGGAATCCGTGCACGCTTTCCGGCTGGGGAAACTCCGAAGAATAAAAAAGAAGCAAAAAAGAGAACCGCCGAGGGGGCGCGGTTCTCTTTTTTTTACGTGCTATATTAAATTGCCGGGCGGTTCGTGTTCCGCTCTGTATAGATTATATAGCTTAATTTTTTAAACGGCAACTATTTTATTAATCATAGCCGTTTTCTGCTTCTACGTTCGCCTGCCTGCGTGCGACCTCTTGCAAGCGCTTTTGCTCGTTTTCCTCTTGGATTTGGTGCAACCAATTATTTAATTCTGCCACATCTTCCGGCGCGTCTGCTTTTGGCTGTGCCTGCTCCGGCTGTTCTTCTTTTGCGGTTTCCGGCTGTGCCGTCTGCGGTGCTTCTGCTTCTAACCTTTCCAGCTCTGCCAATACAATGATATTTAAAAAACCATTTACAGTATAGCCTAGTGCTTGTATACGGTCTTTTGTGCCTTTGGGAAGCCTACAACTAATGCAATCCCAATTATTTTTTGCGGCTTCGTTTTGCTTTTTTGCGCGCTCTCTTGCCTTTTCAGCTATTTCCTTATCTGTTTTCATTTTTTTATCTTCCTTTTTTAATATATTTGTGCAATTATAAATTGCAATACTATAATACAATATATATTGCAATATGTCAAACGGATTCGAGCTTATAAAGCAATTATAAATTGCAATTATTTTAAAATAATAATGCAATTATCTATTGCAATTAGTAAAAAGATGTGTTATTATAACAATGTCGAAAGACAATATAAAAAAGGCGGTTGCAACTCTACCAAAGCAAACAACCGCCACCAATTAAAAAGAAAGGTAAAACAACTATATCACAGTTGATGAAATGGTGCAAGATTATGAGGTTTGAAAATTTATTTAACACAATGCATTGTGATTTTTTTGAAATTCACAAGAATGGGGAAATAGAAAAAATAAAATGTGAAACTAGCGGCGCAATGTTAGCCGCTTCTAAAAAGTACTTTGATTATATAGTTAAAGATTTCTATATAATCAGGGCAAAAAACTCTAATGAGTTAGGATTAATGATTATATTATAAGGAGGGTTTAAAATGATTATAGGGACATTGGCAAATGGTGGCAAATGCGTTTACGATTTGCCGGCAGAAATTAAGACAGCCGCAGAATTTGAGAGTCTTATATATAGCTACAATAACGGAAGAATGGCGGAAGCGCAACGAGAGGAACTTTACAACCAGCCTAAAATATTGGGCTTAAATGGTCCTATGTTTAACGGATTCGGAACACTTAAAAGCACGGGTGAAACGGTTGTAATTATCCGATACGAAAAGCCTGGTAAATATTAAAGAGGGGGCAGAAATATGAAAATAGGGGACAAACTTGTTTACGGCTTTAATGACCGCAAACATTCTATAAAATGTACTTTTAAAAAGTACAAAATAACAAAAAGCGGCGAAGTTGTAATATATGCCGCTTGCCAAGGTGGCATGATTGCAGGGCCTTGGGAAATGTTTAAAAAAGCGTAGCAAACAGGCGCGCGGGCGGTTCGATTCCGTCCAATGCTTTTTATAAAAAATAAAAGGAGGTTGATTATATGACAATTTATAAAACTACAGATTATTTTAATATTACGAAAGAAGAAGCAAGCGAGATTCGTAACGGATATGATACACGAGAAGAAGCGAAAGTGTTAGATGCAGGACTTGAACATTATTTTTTTCAGACTTTAGAAGGACTTACAGAAGAATATAATTCAGAAAAAAGAAAAGCATATACGGAAAAATACGGTTATGAAGTTATTGTGTTTGAATTTGTAGCAGATAATAGTAATCATAATAAATATTGTATGGTATTTAGATAGGGCGGTGATTATATGACAAAAGCGGAACTGCTGAAAGAATTTGACAAACTGCAAAACGAAAAAGAAATACGCATTGATGGTGTTTACTGCAATAGTAATAAAAGCACGATAGAAAATGCTATAGAGTGCCTAAAATGCCCGGATGAGCTGTTAGACAAGTATCTAACAGTTGTGACACTTAAATATCCCAATATTGGGCGAGTAATCGCAGAAAACGGGGATTTTAAACGACATACACACAACAGGCTGTATGTATTTAATACAGCACGGCAAATTTTAGCTGATTAAACAGGCAAGCGGCAGACGGTGCCGAGCTTCCGGGGTTCGATTCCCCGGTTTGCTTTTAACAAAAAAAATAAATTTTAAGGGCAAAAGCCCGGAAAGGGGTATGCTATGTATACATTAGAGCAGGCGGAAGAACGCTTCCGCGAAAATTTAAGAAATTTAATTGGAGAATGGAAGACAGAAGAAAATTTTTACGAAAATTTAATCTGTTCTTTCGATTCTGAATATTTGGACAAAAACGGAAACAGTCCGGATTATTCGGATTATGCCGTAGAAACCGGCGATTTTAGGAATGTCCCATATTCCTGCGCGCAAACGTTGGAAGTGTATGACAAAAATATTTCTATTACTATAGAGGTGGTATCAAACGAAAATAAATGCCATGAAACTATATACAAAATAACAGATGTATATTAAAATAACAAATGTATATTAAGAAAAGGGGTACAGCATGGAACTTATCAATTTAAATAATGGCGGTAATGTCGCCGTTGGCAAGCTGCCGTATGGAACAACAAGAGATATACCAATTAAACTCGGAAATAAATTATATTGCCTAGACGTGCAAAAGCAAGCAACGGGGGCATGTATCGACTTTTATCGTAGGGTAAAAGCCGATAGAAAAAAATATTCCAAATACGACCGGGAAGCCGAACTTGTAACGGTGTTTGTAAAACCCGACGCCGTTTTATTCCGAAATTTTTTTGGGAATATAAAAGAAATTAGCAAAGCCCAAGAAATTTACAGGGCATACAAGTATCTTCTAGAAGAATAAAAAAGCCCCGGATTGTTTCCGGGGCTTTTGTGTGCGGCTAAATGATGTCGAAATATAAAACATATTTCAATACACCACGTGTTACGGTTTATCAAAACACCGCACACATCGCAAACTTTCATTTGCAAAATATAATATCATATATACCAAAAAAATGCAAGGCTATTTTTATAGCTTTTTTTGTGTTATCTTAAAATATAAAAGGGGGTATTCTATGCCAAAAATGAAAAAATGCACCATTTGCGGCAAAAGCTTTTTAAGCTGCAAGGGTGTAGAGGTCTGCTCCGCTGCCTGTGCTACTGAACGTAAGCGCCGGCAGGACGCCGCCGGAAATGAACGCAGGCGGTTGCAGTTATCCAACCAAAAAACAAGCCGAATCTGTCCAGTATGCGGTAAAACTTTTATGTCTGTGTACCGGAAATACTGCTGTTCAGAGTGCGCAGAAATCGCACGCCGCAAAAATTCAGCGGAAAACAACCGGGAATACTACGTCCAAAATCGGGATACTGTTATACAGCGCGTAAAAGCTACGCGGGCAAAGCGCAAGCAGGAACAGCAACCACCAAAATAAAGGTGTTTTGCCGTTGCGCTTCTATACCGTTTATAACCATATACGGCTTTAAATGCCTTATATGGCTAGCTTTTTACCATAGCAAAATAATAAGGCGACTGCGGGCATTTTACAAGCTTGCAGACATAAAAAAATAGACTTTTCATTCACCGAAGCAAGTCCATAGTTCATGCTTTAACACGTTAAAATCGTAAAACTTTTCGTGAATTTTGCCGGCAAAATTTGCTTAAAATCCGCTCGAAAATCGAGGATTTTTGAAAATGGATTGACCGGGCTGAAAATCTAAAGGGACGGGGGGTTAAAAATTTTTCCGAATAAAAAATTGAGCGAAAATTTAAAAAAACTGCCCGTTGCGAACAACAAGCAGTTTTTCAATTTCTAATTTTTGTCGTGTAGTGATGACAATGGTGGCACGGTGATTCACAGTCATTATAATATAAGCATTTTTCATTTGTATAATATATACATTGCGAACCGTCATGCCCATGCAAAAATGTTGTTTCAAAGTCCTGTTCCTTATTCTCTTTATCATGTTCATTTTTCAAGTGTCCCGCCGGCATTTTTCTTTCACTTCCTCTCTTTTTACTATATAGAATAAATATATCAATGCCTCGCAAAAAGTCAATCACTTTTTTTAGTTTTTTCATACCATTCTAAAAATTCGCAAAAAATTTTATCTTCTGCAATTTTCCGAATATTTATAGCTTCTTCTTTGCTTTTGTAGCGTCCTAAAAAATATTTTGTCTTTTTAAACATTATTTCTGCGCACCACCTATTCCTTGACTTATCAAACCAAACACCTGTTGTCCCTGATGTATTTGTTTTTCTTATTTTATTTCCGTTCAATTTGCACGGTGCAGTACCATAAGCGTATAATTTTTGAATGTTTTCGTTTTTTAAACAGCCACAGCTTTTTACTTTTCCGTTTTTTAAATCATCATAATGTACATCACATTCATTGCCGCAATCGCATTTACAATGCCATATTTTACATCTGCTTTTTGTATGGCTTTTTTGGTCGGTAACGTATACTGCAACTAATTTGCCAAAACGTTTATTTTTAATATCCTTATAATCCCGATGATTTCCACAATCCTTTACTTCGTTTCTTTGAAGATTTTGTTTAGTAGCAAGTCTTTTCTTCCCACACAGCAAACAAGTACATTCATAAAGTCTTCTATGATATGAATTGTACTGGTCCGTCAATTTGTCAACTTTCAAATTGTTATATACTTTATCAATAATAGTAGTGTCTGCTTTCCTCGGCATTGTTTCCCCTTTCTCATAGAATTTAAAAATAGGAAGTGCCGCAACACTCCCTATAGCTTTTAAAATAATTTGTCTTGTTGTTCCAACAGCATAAGCAACGCTGTCATCGTCATGGTCTGTATGTATTCGTCTTCCTGTAATTCCGATTCCTTTATCGGGTCTTCCGGTTCAATAAAATCATAATTAACATACAACGTTACACCGTGCGTATCCTTGCACCGCGCGGCTACAATTTTGTCACCGCCGAACTCCTCAATATCCGATTTTAACTCATCTATCAGCTCCGAACACTCAAAACTAATATTTTCTCCGCGTTTATTTGTAAATGCCATAAGTTTCTACTCCTTTTCAATGCAGACAGCCGTTCCGCTCATTGTAATCATTAATGAAATGTCGCCGGTATTCCAATACGGTGCACAGCTATATGATATTCCAACTAAACCGTTTGCGCCCTTGTACAAGGCTTCTAATGCCATGTCGTTCATTAATTCATCTATAAAAGTTTGCACTTTTTCTGAAAATGCACTATATTCTTTTCCTGCGACCATCGCTTTAAAATTCATTGCATTTTTTAAATCCGTCATCATGCCTAAACTGTATAACGCAGTATCGGTTACGATTCCGCAATATCTGACAATTTTATATCCCACAAAATCAAATCCGGTTGTTTTCATGACGTCGTTTTTTGTGATTCTGCCGGATTTAATAGCATTAATAACAGCTTCTTTTCGCTCATTTTCTTCTTTTCTTTTCCGGTTAAGTTCTTCGATTTCTTTTTCTCCCTGCTTTCTGCACTCCTGCAATGCTTCTTTCTTAATTACGCTCTTGTACTTAAAGCTGTAATTGCAGTTAAAACAACGGTCAACGCTATCGCCTATCAGTTCTCCACAGTTTGGACAAGTTTTCATACTTCGCTACCCCTTTATTGCGTTTTCTAATACTATACCATGCAGATAGCTTTAAATCAACTTTTTAAATCTTTTTCTTTTTGCAAATTCACGCTTTCTGCCGTAAAAATTAATGATTTTGCTGTATACCGGCACTCTCCCAATTCATAAATCAATCGTTCTTTTGTCATTTCGGGATTTGTCCGGCGCACATATTCAAGAAGCTTATCTATTTTATCCATTACACTGCCGCTCCCCTCTGTATCCCTGCCATTAAATAATCAAGCAGATAAATCAAATCTGTGCCATATTTGCTTATCCAGTCTGCCATAAATTCTTCCTGTTCAATCGGCATACTCACACCATAAGAAAAGCAAAAACAATGGCATAGTTCGTGTGCTATTATTTTGCGCAAATAAGCCCCTTTTGGCTTGTTTGATACATATATAGTCTTATCGTTCCAATCGGTCACAGCAAGGCTTATAGAGCCGTCAGAACGCATTAATTTTTTTAAATTATCTGTAAATACTATATTCCAATCTACATTATTGATTTTAAACAT